AATATTTATTGTGCTGGTAAGGAATGTCTAATGAGATCTGTGCAAGATCTGCTGAGTATTGTTTGTTTTTGAATTGGAAGTCAATCTTTGAATCTTCTTCCCATTCTGATCTAACATGATTAAAGAGTGTTTTCAGGTCATCAAATTTCATAATTTTTTATTTTTCTTATCTCGTAATTCAAATTTTGTATATTTAAAAGTTGCATCTGCTGTAAAATAATTTACTTCAGTATCTTCAACATCAAATCTTACTTCGGTTAGTGATATTGGAAAAAGATTTTCAAATGATACATATGCAGCAATTTTATTATTACTATTTGTAATTTCTAATCTTCCATTAGAAGTTTGTAATTCTTTGTGTGCATGTTCTTCATACAATCCAAATTCTTTTATCCAATTTTGAATAGACATATAATTTTTTAATTCTTCATCAATAATAAATGTGAGATTTAAATCTCCAGTCTGTATGCCACCAGCACCTGCTAATGGGATAGATCTAAATCTGGTTGGGACATCAATTGAAGGTAAATTGATATCGGGTATATTTGCACGTTGGCAAAAGAAATCTACTCCTGGAAATAAATCCAAGTCCATTTTAAATCCTGTAGGAGCAAGAAAATTTCTATTTTTTGGTTGCTCCGAATACCACTTAGACTGTGCCATAGTGTTTTATTTTTATTTAGGTGCATAAAAAAAGACCCCCTTTTGGGGGGTCTCCATAACTATCAAACTGAATCAGTTGATGTTGGTGATTTGTACTCTTCTGTAGTACTGGTTGCTGTTAGCATTCATTGCCTCGCCAGCAGGTGCTGAACCATAGTTACCATCAGTAGTAACGAATGGGTTGGCGACCATACCGTAGCGAGTCTTGAATCCAATCTTAGGCTGGAAGGTGTCTTGACCAATGCTACGAACCATTTGGAGAGGAACGTATGGGCAATAGAATAGACCAGCATCATAAGGTGAGGTGCCCTTATAACCCATTACATAGTAGTGCTTAGAAGCAGTGCTTTGGGTGTAGGAAGGACCACCGAATGGATCGATGTAAACCTTAACGCGACCGTTGAGGGTGCCAGCGAATACGTTACCAGTGTCATCAACATTCATTGAAGTGCTGAGAGCAGGAGCGTAATCGAGAGCGCCAGTTAGGTTGAGAGCTGAAGCAACGTCTGCTGAGCAGATGATGAAGTTGCCCTTACCTCTACGGGTTTCCTGAGCGATAGCATTAGCGTCGCGGTCAATCTGGAATAGAAGACCCTTAAACTTCTCTGCCATCCAACGACCGTTGGAGTCAACATCGAGGTCGAATACGCCAGGAGTTGCAACATTGTGCTGAGCACCTTTCTTAGCAACGAAATAAACTGTGCGGATGATTTCACGGTTGATTTCAGCAAGAATCTCTGAAGAGAGAATGTTAGCAAGCTCTTGCTCAGCATCAAGACCGTGAATTGCCTTAAGGTCTTGTGCAAGCTCTAGAGTGTATTCAGCTTTGAGAGCGCGTGACTTGGCAGTAACCGAAGTCTTCTCGATGCTGAATGCCATCTCACGGAAGAGATAACCAGCTTCACCGAGTTGCTCTGACTCTGCACGAGTCATCTTTGATCCACGCTCATAGGTGCCAGGAGTGCTGTCATTAAGAACTGCAGGGTTGTTACCCTCCATATCTCCACCCGAACCTGCTTGGTTACGGACGTTGTAATCGCCCTTAGCAGCATCGTAGCCACCAGAGAAACCTGCATCAGGCTCGTTGTATAGCGCCTCTTCGCCACCCTGATTCTCATACTTCGCTTTCATTGCGAAGATAAGACCAGTAGGACCGCTCATTGGTTGTACACCACAGATGTCGTAAGCAACGAGGTTAGGCATTGCACGACGAATTAGGCTGATGAGCACAGGATCGAAACCAGCGATAGCGCCAGTCGATGCAGCTGCACCAGTCATATTAGTTGCGCCAGCGAAGTTTACTGCAACTTCGTTAAGCACACCGCGCTCTTCGCGCATAAATTTTTCTTGATTTTCTAACAGGACAGCGGTGACAGCCTTTCTGTGAGCATCAGAAATCTCGGTGACTCCTGAATGATTGAGAACGGGTGCCCACTTTTCCTGTAACATTTCTGCGTTAAACATTTTTAACTCCGTTTGGATGTTTGGAAAAATTGGGTTTATGATTTATATCAAGTCCAGCGAGCGATTGCTGCCATATAGGCTTGCATTTGAGGTGACACTTCCTGTCCCTCACCCGCTACTGGTGTTTCATCAACTACTTCTTTAGCTACAGATTTAGGGAAATATGATTCCTTAAGAGTGACAAGTTTCTCACGGAAGTTTTCTTCCGAAATAAACTCTACACCTTCTGCTAATGAAGCTAGTTTTTCTTTCTGAGTATCAGCGAGACCCTCAGAAATTTGATTTAGGATTACGGTCTTGTTGAAACCAGCAAGACGATTATTTAATTCAATGTTGCGCTCAATCTGTTCGTTTAGGCGCTGCTCCATTTCACAAAGCTCGGTATTCATTCCTTCGACAAGATCAACTTTGTCGTCGGGAATATCGAGGTAATTTTCTTCAAAGACTGTTTTGAGACCCTTCATGAAATTCTCAGCAATTTCAAGCTTGAGACCTGTATCAATAGCAACTACGTTTTCTTCTAACCAATTTTGGATAGCGTAGTTAAGGGTTTCGTCTACCTTCTCAGCAAGTGAAGTTTTGATTGCTTCAACTTCTTCTGCTAGTTTAGTAGAATATTGTGCTTGAATGAAGGAAACTTGCTCATTGATTTTTGCCTTAACGGCAGCTTCAAAGATTGTTTTTGCTTTTTCTTTGAAAGTATCAGTGATTGTTTCTCCTTCTACAAGGGCTTCGATGTCATCATCAGATGAGTAATCGATTTCTTCCATACCAAACACCTTAGTGTTGTTAGGACCACCAGGAATTTGATAACCAGATGACTTAACTGATGGTGCTGGATCTTGATGATTGTCACGAACTACGTGACCATCAGCAACCTTCTTGTTATGTGATGCTGCTTTTGCACCAGGATTGTCTTCACCTTCTGGTTTTTCAAAAGTAGATCCGCCGTCATCTTCTGTTGACTGACCAGGGACAACCGAAGTTGGCACTGTTGGCATGGGATCTCTACCACCCGCTGCGTTTGCATTTACAGCTGTATTTGTTTGACCTGTTACTGGCTTCATATATCCACTAGCAACTGGACTCCCAGGCACAACGGAGCTTCCGACCGATGGCATAGGATCACCATTTTCAGCAATAAATTCTTCAAACTTTTCGTTTAACATATCTGACATCTTTGGTTTCCCCTGTACAGTTATACATTTATATTCTATGATTATTTATTAATTTTATAAATTAAACATGAAGTCCTCAAAGACTTTGAGAGACTTCTCTTCAATATTTTTGCGAGTTGCCTCGGAAATATATCTTTGGTATTTAGCAACTTTTGATTCTTTTAAGATTCCATTATCCCACACCCACTCTTTTCCTTCCATAATTCCATTTACAAAAGCATCTGGTGCAGAAGGATCTGCTACGATATCAGCTGCTGTTGCAAGCATGAAATCATCGCGGACATAATTAGCACCGTTGCGCTCTTCAATAGAACCCATACCTCTTGAAGATACGCCAAGTTTTACTCCTGATTCTAGAAGTGACTTAGCGATGTTTCCCATAGGAGTGGAAAGAATTTGTGCTTTGCCAATAAAGTTGCTTCCTTCTGCTTTGAGTGAAACAATCTTATGTGAAACTCTATCTAGATTTACAGTAGGTCCATCGGGGTGTCCTAACTCACCAAGAGCACGTCCAGCGGCAACATAACTTTCGTTGTATCTCGCTACTTCACGCTCTAAAACGTTAAATGGATATACACGTCCGTTACGATTTTTAATATCCCCTTGAAGGAATACACCTTCAATGTGTAGAATTTTTTTACCGTTTGATTCTTCAATAAGAACTTGTACGTCCTCAATACTCTCGGTAATTAGTTTCATTCTTCTGTACCTTCTTCTGGAGTTTCTTCTTGTGAAACAAAGAAAGACTGTGCTAGAATTTCTTTATATGACTTCATGTTTTCTGCTGCTTTAGCATAAAGATGGTCATTAATTTTATCCATAGCGTCAATCTTATTACCATCTGCGATGGCATTGATGATATCAATAGTGTCCATATAATTTAACTGTTTAATAATTATTTATCAAGAATCACTGCTTGACGATGATGCTTTAGAAGCAGCAGGTGCAGGAGCAGGTGGCGGCATTGCAGATAATTCCAATGCTTTAGCATTCATTTTGTTAGTATGCACTGGGTCGGGTGTAATACCAGCACCAATATCATTCTTCATTTGCTTATTAATTTCTTCATACTGTATGTCTGTCTGCATAAGAATTTGTTTTCTTACATATTCAATTGAATAGTATTTGCCCACAAAAGGATCAATTTTCATTAGAATATCTAAGCGAGTATTCGTTAACTCCGCATCTCTTAACTCGGAGAAATGATTATCGAAGATGAAATCATACTGAATATTTTCTTCCATATCCTCCCAGTCTTCTGGAGTGATAATACCCTTTAAGACTAGTTGAGTCTTAAGCATGTCATGAAATACGCAAGAAAATTTCTTGCGAAGTCTTCCTACAAATTTGTTAAATTTTAATTCATCTCTTAATACTTCTGTAGTCTTACCAAGATTAAAACCTTTGTTGTCATCTGTAAGACGTGAAGGTGGAAGGTTAAGTGAATTGTAAAGTTTCTTACGGAAATACTCTACGTCCTTCAACTCACCTAGATTCTGCCCACCAGGAAGTGTGGTGATTTCTGTGCCTCTGCCGCCTTCACGACGAGGTAACCAAAAATCTTCAAGCATACTCATATGCTTTTTGTCATCACGAATTTCTCCAGTGCTTGCATCATACACAAGTTTATTGCGATAGCGATTCATCACTTCGCGGAGATACTGCTCTGCTTTTACTTTAGGAAGATTACCTACATCAATATAAAAAATTCTTCTTTCTGGTGCGCGTGATAGTCTATAGATAACAAGACTATCTTCAATCATGCGAAGTTGATTGAGTGCTTTGATAGACTTATGAAGATAACTTAAATTCATCTTCTTGTTTAAATCCATCAATCCACAAGGTGCAAATGTAATAGAATCTGCAGCAAATCTTATGCCGCCTTGCATTGGGTCTGGACCACCTGCAAATGAAATGAAACCTTTTGGATTGTAAAGGTAGTATTCTAAATACTCCCCAAAATCATAAGCATCAGCAGTAAGAGAAGATCCATCACCTTTACTCATCATCTGTTGTGATGATTTTTCTCTATCTTGTATTCTCTGCTTTACTTTTTTAATTTTGAGAGGATCGATATATCTTAACTCAGTAATTCCAGCTTTAGGATTTGCATGATCAATTACTTTATGATAGTATGTTCTGCCATCAATATACCAGTTGCGAAATATCTCGTGTGCTTTCTTATCAAAATTTAAAAGTTTTTTAATATATTCAAATTCTTTACGAATTTTATTTTTAATTCCTTCACCAACTTCTAAGTTGGATAACTCGATAGAAACTGCTGATTGATCTTCATTGCTTACGATTGCTTCATTAACAATTTCATCAACAGCACTATCGACTTCTGGATGTAGCGCCATATCACGATAGCGCCTAATGAGATCAAACTCATTACGCGCTACGCCTTCTATATCTACATAATGACCGAAGTAACCACCAGCAACGGTAGCTACTCCATCATCTTGACTAGGTGGTATAGGGGACTGTCCTTTTGGTTTAGAAACAGCCCCATTTATTGAGAAACCAAATAGTTGACTCATGTTTAAATTATTTCACTGATACACTATTTATCACTCAATTTTACCGCCCAATACACCAGCTGCAGTTCCTTTTTCTGCAGTCCAATATTGAATTTGGAATTCAACCGTAAAGTCTTCAATCTGGTCATTGCTATCATAAGCAAGATCAATTTGAGAAATGTTAGTTGGGAAACAACCTTTGAAGAAATATTTTCTTAAGTTGGATCCAGTTGGCGTTTCATCTCTTTCCAACTGAGTTACGGTTAAATCTGCCAAATATCCATTTGCGGCACCGCCAGCAACTGGTTTGTAACCAATAGCAGTATTTGCTTCATGCTTATTTATTCCTTCCATCCATTTTTCCATTCCATGACGGATTTCAAAATTTCTATCATTAATAAATGTGGCGGTCCAAGTATCGAATGTTCTATCTCCAGCAATTTTAACTGTCCTCCCTCTAAAAGGAACTTCAATAACGCCTAGATTAGAAGCAGGAAGTGCTGCTGATTTGCAGAGCATGTTAGTCACAGTATTAGTAGGAATTTCAGATCCAAGGATTGTTGGAAAGCTAAATTCTACTAAAAATAAATTATTTCTTACACCTTGTTTTACGGTGCTTAAAAATTGACTTACGCTACTGTTAATAGTCATTGTTTTTTACCTCTTTGTTAAATTTTATAAAATCAAACTTGACCAGTTACTTCAGCGAATGAAACACCCGTCTTAGTAGCAACAAAAGTGATGGTAATATAATTAATCGACCTTGATGGTTTTACATATATTTCAGCCACAAACTCATTTCTGTCAATAACATCTGGTGTGTTATTGGTTTCGTCACAAACAACTAAGAAGTCAGTAACTCCTCTCTTTGCTTTAACTTCTTCCATGTAAGCATTAACTGTAGTGAAGAAAGCGTTTCTAGTTGTTTCGTCATTCAATTCAAATAATACTGTTTTAGCAACAGATCCGACTCTTCTTTCTAGTGCAAGGAATAAACGACGGACGTTGATTCTATCGAAAGCACTTGGAGTTGATAGAGCAGTCTTATCACCAAATAATACAATTCCTTGACCAGGGAATGATGTAATAGGATTAATTCTGTTTTGATATAATTCGTCTCTGTGGGATTTAGATGGTGTATAGGCAAGTTTAATAGCGTTTCTTAAGTTACCTCTTTGTAAACCTGCTGGCGAGAACCAATCTTCTAAAGTTATCGAAGTTTGTACACAAAGACCAGCAACGTCTCCACAGCAAGGAATGTAACGATATACATCGTTATAGCGGTCGTAAATATATTTGTATCCACTATCAAAAACAGCGTATGAAGTACTCGTTAAACTACTAAAATAAGTAATAATTGCATCTTTCTGTGCAGCTGCATCGGAGAGAGCAACAAAATCTCTATATGGAGAAACAAAAGCAACACAATCTTTTCTATTTGCAGCAATAGAAATTGCTTTTAAAGCTTTAGTTTTAGTAGCATTACCAGGAGTAGCACCATAACTAACACTACCACCAGCAAGGATAAAATCAATAGTGATATTTTCAATATCATCAAATTTGCCAAGTGCTGTTTCTAATGCAGCTGTTGACGCTTGATAACCATCTGCACCGCCATCAAGTGATAAATCTACACTACCAGCAGCAACTAATTCATCTGCAAATACATATTTTGATTTTTTGTTAACAACAGTTGGGTAGAAATTTGACTCTCCTTCGCTATTAACTGATGTTGCTACTCTTGAAACAAATAAGAAAGTTTCTAGAAGTGTCCCAGGTATGCCAGTAATCGCACCAGATTCATCAATAACTGCTACGTGGCAAGTATCGGCATTTGCTGGTTTTAATGCGAGCGATGACCATTTTGCTGTGCCGTGATAAGTATCAGAGGCATAAGCAGTAGCAGTTACGCTCCCGTCTACCACCGAAACCTTCAATGAGCTACCCCAGGTACCAGGAGTACGAGCAGCAAATGCAAAAGTTGTAGTTCCTTTTTGTGCTTCAAAATCATCAACTGAAGTAATTAAAGGTGCATTGGGAGTAGTTGTATTATAGTCTGTAACAGCATTCTTGAGATTGGCGTCGGCAACTCTTACTACTTCAAGTTGCCCTCCATATGATAGGAATGTTGCAGCAACATACCAATCTTCAAAGTTGTTATTATTTGGTCTGCCGAACGTGTCAACAAGTTGTTGCTCGCTAGTAATTTTTGTAATTACTCCAACTGGTCCTTTTTCAAAGGCACCAACTATTGCAGCTGTATTTGCTTCGGTAGCTACGGCAACGGAATTGGTTAAATCACGCTCTCTTAATACAATTCCAGGTGATACTTGACCTGCCATGTTTGTCTCCTCGTAGAAGTCATTTTAATCTACAAATATTTAGGAAAATGCTTTTTTCAAACGGGGAAACAATGCATGAGCATTCTACCAATCAGGATACTCTGATAGTTGTGGGTGTTTTCTTTGTCTTCTATTAGTAATTCTTTTGATTGTGCAATCTTTACACTCGTAAGAATATGAAGACGGAAGATATTTCTTGCCCTTACGAATATTATAAAAATCTGTCAACAAATCTTTTGTCTCTCCACATACTCTACATGTTCTTTCTCGAAAAAGTAAATGCTCTAATGAAAATTGATCTTCTATATCCATTAGTATCTCAGCATATATGAAACTTCTGCTGCTACATCTCCATACTCATCAAGGTGCCAGACATCACCACTTTCATCTACAAACTTTACCTCTTCATCCTCAAACCCATCTACAATAAAACCAAACGGTGACATATCCTGTTCGATTTGATTTGCCTGCTCTTCATAGATACGCTTTCTTACATCATTATCTGTCATCTCTCTAAAGTAAGGTTGCACTGCTAACCAAGCAAATAATACAAGACACATTACTAAGTCATCATTATGTCCTTCATCTGCTTCAAAAGATTGATTCTTCTGAATGAATGTTGTAAGCTCACTAATAATTTCGTAGTCAGGAATAAGCAACTTATCATCTTCAATTAATGTTTTAAGATTAGAGCATCCAACTTTTTTAGTTACCTTAGACATCTTCAAACCTAATTGAGATTTGGTGCCAGAAAATCCTTGCCCCACAATCTGCCCAGCACGACCTCTCATCGCACACATCAGAATATTTGGATACTCTAAATCATAATGAAGAATATTTCCCACTTGCTCACCAATATCATTAATTTCAATTAAGATGTATGCCTTGTTGTAATTTTTAGCAACTTGATCTACAATACTCGGAAACAGAATAGGTTTGATTTCATTGTTGCGATACTTTGCAACTACCTTCCATGGCAGAGAAGTAATATCAAATACCACAAATGCTGAGTAATCATTGTTTGTGCCGCGAGACACATCAACAGTTATAATATAATCTCTGTCTTCCTTTACTTTCTCATAGACTTTGAGACCCTTACCATTATCTTGTATGGGGTCATCATAAACCATGGCGCGGAGTTTAGATGCTGAAATAAGAGTATCTACAGATCCCAAAAAGTTACATTCAAATTCTTGCTCAAACTGTCTTTGAGAAGTATTTGCAATTGTTTCTTCTTTCCACTTAGCATCACGACCAGGCACCTGAGACCAATGCACTTCAAGCGGCACATATCCATTCTTACCACGCTCAGCATCATGCCAAAGTTTATAAAACATATTCATACCCTGTGGGGTAGAAATGATAATGACCTTTGTTGTTTTACCAGAAGAAATAGTAGGATACACAGAGGAGAAAAACTGCTCTGAAATATGGTTTGGAATAAACGCAAATTCGTCCAGAAAGATGATGTTAAAAGAGTTTCCTCTGACAGCAGAAGATGATGTAGAAGCAGCAATAATCTTGCTACCATTCTCCAATTCCATCGACCCTTTATTCCATGCCACAATACCCATCTGCATCCACTTGGGAAGATTCTCATATGCCAACTGCAAACGAGAAAGCAATTCTCTTGATGTTTCTGCTTTGTTTGCTAGAATGGCAATCTTCACATTGTCGTTAAACAAAGCATAATGTAACAGATAAGAAATAACAGTTGTTGATTTTCCTGTTTGTCTAGGAAGTTTAGCAATATTAAATCTATGGTTGTGAAAATTATGTATTAATTGTTCTTGGAAGTCCCACATCTTAAATGGCACAAGACCTTCATCCAAAGAAACGATCTTGATATGATTCTTTGTAAAATAAACTGGGTCGTCCTTGCACTTAATAAATTCCTGAACTTGTTTCTTAGTGAAATTTATTGGTGTATTGGCTTTTTTTAAGTTAGGATTGCCAAGATATACTGCATCACTCATTTGTTTTTTCTAAATTTTTCGTAAATACTCCTAATGTATTTAACCTTTTTTTCCACCCGTCACCTTTTGTTGTTCCTTTTGCTGGGTTGATGCATCTGTCATCATTCATTCTTTCGTTATCACAAACTAAACTAGCAAGCTCTGTCTCGTTGCCTTTCTTGGTAGTGCCAGACCAAAAATGCTGACCACCAATCCAGCAAGCCCCGCATTTAGGGCAAGTTTTTGTTTGCATATTCCTTACAGTAAGATTGAAGTATTACTATATATTACAAAAAAATGTTTGTCAAGTAACAAATGTCAGCAATTCCAAGCTCTCAATGATTTGTTAATACGAGAATCTGGATCTCTTGCGGTTTTTTTTGAAGTCAATTTCTTTTTCATACCTTTCATTCTGGCACAGAATGACGCCCTACGGGGATTTCCAACCTTCTTTGAAGGTGCTTTAAGGTCGCTTCCAGGATTCTCACGCTCGTAAGATTTTCTTCCCTTCTCATTTAAACCACCTTCTGAATTCTTACCAGACTTTTTGGTCCAGGCAGCACCCTCTTCTAAAGAAGTTTCGTATGCGTTGAGATGCTCTCGTAACTCGGCAAATGTTTTCATGATTGATATGAAACTGCCACTGCTCTTATGTCATTGTTTGCAGCATAGATTTTTTGAGTAGGCAATTTTCTGATAACTAATGATTGACCAGGAGCTATACTAAAACTTGCTACTGTTGCTGGCGATGCTGCACCATCGGTAATCGTTACTAAGTGAGTTGTGTTAGCACCCTCATGCACGAGACGAACTTCTTGTGCTTCACCAACGGTAGTAGCTGTATTAGCAGTAGTAGGTAATGCTACCTCAGTGCCAAGAATTTTTAATCTCATTGTTTTTTACCATTTATTTTATATTTATTCTTCCTCTATTTTTCCACGCTTTAGCATCTTCTGTAGGTCTGCAGTGCTTCCTAGGAAGATAGCGTTATTAGTAACTGAGGTTGGTCCTTTGTTAGATTCTTCTTTACCAAGATTCTTCATTTTTTGCTGTAGATCAATTAATTTATCAGTCATGTCTGAGACCTGCTTCATAGCGTTTACAGCGACTTCATATGCTCTAGGGTGACCTGACTCCTGAGCAACCTCTAGAGCGCCTTCTACCGCCTCCTGACCCTTAGATATTAGACTGTATAATTGACCTCTGGTATATTCATAATCTTTGCCTGCATCTGGATTTTTTTCCACAGCAGTAATTTCTGTATTTTGAGATACCGTATCGATATCAAAAATTTCTTCCATATTATCTTCAAACTTACTCATAGTAATGTAATTCCTTCATTAAATCCAAAGTCATCTCCAGGCATTAACAACTCATCGTCTAAGTTGTTAATAATACCATCATTATTCTGGTCTGTGAGAGCATCTGGCTCTACTGTATATCTAACTGTTCTTCTATGTTGTTTTAAATCGCCAACAGATTCAAAGACAATTGCCTTACGAATAATTTCTGCATTGGTAACAGGACCATAGAAGTATGTTTTGAGAGTGAAGTCAAGAGTATATGTAATACTCCTTCTTCTCATCATATCATCTTGATAGTCATCTTCGTATGAAATATTATTAAGAATGATGGGCAAATCTTTTTTCTCTTCCATTTCTGGAATAAGATTCACAGTTACCGTAAATGCTGGTTGAAAGTATGGTATAATTTGCTCAAGAATTTGTAGGGCATCGTCTTGAGTTTTTGATAGAATACCTAATTCAAATCCTAGATTATAAGGCACTGGCATATACTGCACCTTTGTGCTAGTGCCAGAATCTTCTTTAAGATACTTTTGAATTGGAGATGTCTTTCTTGCTGAGTCATATGTAATGTCAGTCATCTCAAACGAGAGACGTGGCATTGTGATACTGACCTTACGCTCAGTGTTAGGATCTTGGTCTAAGCGAGCAAGAAACTTACTCTTAGGACCATAGGCAAGAGGCACCTTAAAGCGTTGAATCTCTGCACCAGTATCTGGGTCTGTTTTAATAATTTCGATGTTATTAAAGATGGTGCCAAATGCCTTAACATTCTTTTTAATAATCTCGTGATAAAAATGTCTTCCTAACATTAGAATGAATCCTCCATATCTCCATATTCACCAAATGGATTTCCTTCACTAAAGTCAAGAATCGCATCGGCTTTATCTTCATACCATTTGTTTTCCGCATTATCATAATTATCAATTTCAAAATCAATAGTGGAGAAATTATCCACTATCCATGACGCACCACTATCTTCACCAACTAAAGGTAAGTTTTTCTTTAATACTCCTTTTATATATGTGAGACGTAATTTTCTATTTGCTTGGTCCCAACTAGCAACTGTTGCTCTTGCTACAACTGGAGCACCACCTACAGGAGTAAATGTTTGTGTAACTTCTTCTCCTTCTATGAATACTCCTGTGCCACCAGTTAATTTGAGAATTACTGGAATAGAATTTACTTCCTGTGGCAATTCATCAATTTCTGAAATACCAGTATCAAATTTACTATCAGCATGTTCAAACAACTCACAAGTTAATGCATACACATAGTTTTTACCTAACTGATAGAAAGGCACTTCTCTTTCCACATACTTAATTTCGTATGTATTTTTAGTCATAGGAACATAAATTAAATCACCTTCGTTAGGTCTATTTCTAACAAAAGTAGATTCGTTGAGTGTATTAAAATTAGTCCAACGTCTTTTAGATACAGCTAATGTTACTTCATCTGTAATCTTAAGACCAAACTTAGACATTGCAATAGCACCAGACCCACCAAAACCTTCCACATTAATTAGCATCATTTCAATCATGTATGCTTCTTTAAAGATGTTTAAAACGACATCATTCAAACTACGGTCAATTAGCATTTCCTTTGGCACGTAATAAACATCCATACCAAACAATCGTATCTGCTCATCAACTAGATCTTGCACCAGATTTTGCTCTGATGATATACCGCCAAACTGTGGAAAATGTACGCTCTTCATATTATCCGATTAGGAAGTTAGGTGGTAATTCATACTCTGATTGCATTCTTGCTTCAATGTCTTCTATCTCTGTTTTGCCTTCCTCATACATTTTCTCTCCATTGAGAGATACTCCACCAGGAAGTTGGACGCCATTAAACTTGATTAGATTCTGTCCCCACTGTTTTTTAATTTGAGCAGTAACATAACGTTTGAGAAAGCTATCATTGTATATCTTAACGTGGTCATTTGGATTGAGTGCTCTATAGCATTCAATAACAATCCATCTATCCTTTGCAATATATTTTGGATCGTAGTCAATATACAAACGATTCTGTCGTTTTGTGTATCTCAACTGAATCATAGATCCAGTATTTAAAACCATATCAAGTGTCTCAAGATATGATTTGGTCATGTAGTAGTTTAAAATATCTAATGACCCAAATGCATATAAATCATTAAGAAACATCTGATATTCAATACCAAATAAGTCACCACGAATAGTAGAAGAAACAAATGAAAATAATCTTTCTACACCGATTACGTGATCGGGTACTTCTAGATAATTGTTACGCTCTTCCCAAGAGTCATTGTTAGGAGCAGTTGTAGTTGTATTACTTGTTTGGAATCTATTTACATCTGCTTGAGTAAATTTGTGCTTGAGAAACATTTTCTCAACACCATCAAAATGTCTATCATTAAAATACTGCAAAGACATATCAATGATGTCTTCAATTTGGTCATCATCGACATTGATTTCTAAAATTGGAGCTCCCAGTCTACGGAGGCAAAAATCTTTCAACTCCTCTCGTGTTGCTGGTTGAGATTTGGACATGAATATACAGAGACCCTTCTTATGTATTTATTATTTTTCTAATACGAATATCTGTAATCCATTCCAAAAACTATTCACATCTTCAACGACTGTTGTTAAAATTTTTCTATCAAACAATACTTTCAATTTATTTTGTTGTATAAAATTGTAACTTGAATACACAACTCCATCAAAGTTGGCATCATCTAATACCAAAATAAATTTGTCATCCAACAATGGCAACATATGATTCAATGATTCTAATTGACCTTCTGGCGAATGGTCTGAGTCATAGAAAATTACATTTGGTTTATGACCATTGAAATCTTCTGCTGATAAATCAGTAACTGACTTCTCGATAAAAGTATCAGAATCTTTTGCTAAGTGTTTCCAATTATATTTAAATTCTTCCTTTGGTGATTGATATTCTTTCCAGGGCACGTAATCCATCATTGGTTTAACATTCTCTGAAAAGTTATCAACGGCAAAGGATACGATATTATTATCTTCTGTGGCAGCAAAAAATGTGCTACCCATAAAACTGCCAGTTTCTAGGTAAGTTACATCTTCATTATCACACAAACTATTTAAGAAATGTTTTACTAAATCAGATGATAGTCCTTGAATTTTTTTAAATTTATATTTTGAATCTTTTAGATATGCTTTGTCGATAGCATTTAAACAAATAGAAACTAATCTATCTGTGTATTCTGTATGTGATTTTTTGAAATAAGTATTGACTACTGCTTCACAATAATTGCAATCCCAACAATCAAACTTACAAGTTTTAATTTTTTCTCTCCACAAATCAATTGGTTTTTCTTTTAATTCAATATTGTCGGAATACTTTTTAAATTGTGGAAACATGTATTCAACATCTTTAGACCATCGATGAATTAAATCCATCGATTCTTCTAGTCTAGTAGCTGATTCTCTGCCATGTAATTTAAATACATCTATTCCTAAATTTAAAAATTCTTCCCAGTCTGCTTTCCACGGTGGAAGATTGGCAGCTTTAAGTGAAGTTGCAGAATCTTCTAAATCCCACTTAGAACAAGAAACTCTGCTGATGGGATTATTAAAATATTGCGACTCTGGAAATTGTCTAGTGCTATTATAATGATAGTGCTCTGGCATGATAGGACATCCACCCCAACAACCTTCATTAACTAGTAATGAAATCTTTACTGGTTTACCTATAGAAGCACAATAATCTTTAGCTTCTTTAATGCGAATTAAAGAATCTCTATCTCTCATCAAATCTCTATCGAGATTGATGTATTGAAATCCTGCTTTTGCTAAGGATACAACCTCATTAGGTCTAGTAACTTCCCTCAAGATAGTATTTTTTACATATAAATCTGGAAATTCTTTTTGAATTTGTCCAGTCATTAACCAAGATGTATGTGGAATAGTAGCAATCTTTACCCCAACTTCATACAAGTATGTAAAATTTTCAATAAAAATATCTAAATTTTCTTGTGTTGGTCTAACGTGAATGTTATTAAAAGTTGCTGAAAGAGGTATTCCAGTTTCATTACTGATGTATAATGCTTGCTTGATTACAGCAACATCTGCTTCCTCACCACCAATAAAAGTTTCTCCCATTGCATCTTGAGCAAATGGGGGAATCCTACTAGTAAAGTATAAATCAAAAATATAATCTGAATGCTGCTTTAAAAATGGTATAAAAATACTATCAATAAATTCAGGAGATAGTTTGGGATTTATCGGTAGACTGAAGACTTTTTGTTTCACTTGTGACATCACTATTCTCCTCAAGGAATTTATTATTTGGAATTTCGTCTCTTAAAAACCTTACTGTTTTTTCCGAATTTAATTTAAGTTGATCTACGCCAGCATTAACTGCACCTGCATAACTCAATGCAAGTTGCAAAGTCTTAACTTGGTCTTCTTCTGGCATTTGTAGAATAGCATCTAAATTACCAGCTCCTAATCTTCCACTGGTAATAATATCTATAGAAGTTTGTTTTGCCATTCTGGCAATCCAATACTTGTGCTCTTCTTCATCATCTTGCTCGAAGAATTTATCTGCTTCTTCAACGCTTCCGCAATTTTGTTTCAACCAATCTAAGAAATAGCGCATTTCTATGTGGCATTGTTTTATTTTTTTATGCCACACTCTTAAATCTAAAAGAATATCATCTAATTCTATTTCAAGCAATTTCCTTTCGTAGTCATCCTCTGACTTTTCAATATTATTTTTTATTTTTTCTATTTCTAATTCACACTTTCTCACGGAAATTTTAATTTTCTCAAGAGAATGTTTTCTTGAATTGAGTTCAATTAAGGTTTGTCTTACTTGTCTATAAAAAGTAGGATGAGACCCAGAAACAAAATGATTACACTGAAACTCTGTCTGGGGAAATGGTGTATCTACTGATTTTTCTATGAGATACTCTTCAAATTCATCATACGCGAAGTGATTCGATTCTGAGTCTATTTTCATTAAATATTCTTTGTCCATTGGCATTAATTCTATTCAATTCAACTGCTTGTTTGTAAGGCATTTCTATACCTAAGAAATCCTCATATAATATATTTAGGTCGTAAATACTATTGCAATTATCAAATGTTTGAATTAAAGATGTATTGAATCCAGGTGTGTTATTTTCAATTTCATCTTCAATCAATAATTTTGCAAAAATTTTCATGCAATTTACTACGCTAGCAACAGCCTCTTCAGATAAACTTACATAAACCTTCGTATCATAATTGCCAGTTTCAGGATTGAAAACATAGTCTTTCTTTTCTGCTCTAATTTCTGCCCACCACTTAGATCCTTTTACCGCAGTATTTCTATCTAAAGGAAAATGCTCTACACCGACAATATACTTATCGTAATTTTCTTGAGTGCAACCTAAAATACTATACTTAATTTTAGTATCTTGAAACTCAAAAATTTTATTATCTAAAGCTTCCTGCGATACATCATGTAAATCAGCGAAGAAATAAATTAAATTATCGTAATTCATTTTACAACCTCTTAGTAGTTTGGTGCTGTTGTGCCATAAGTGGCATTAGTTATACTGTAAGCAGAAGCTAGTGATGCAGAAGACATTCCAGCATTTCCTCCAGGAGTAGACGATAAATCATTAGCAACATCATTAACATAACTTACTTTATACGTGTTATTATTTTGAGCACCGTTGTAATGACCTAGACAATAACCTTTATTTGCACCAGACTGATAATTTTCTTCCCCCGCATTTTGCACACCGAAACTACTAATCTGAGCTCCAGTATCATCATTATACTTAACCAGAGTAGCATTCAAGTTGCCACCATTTTTCATGTAGGAATATCCTTTGTAACTACTTAAAGCTTTACCCCAACCATCACTTCCAGGAGATGTTGTCCATGATGCATATGTTTCAGTGGACCATGTGAAGGATTGTGCAGTGCTACCTGTTTTATGCCACCCTCTGAATCTACCCTCAGATGTTGCTGTAAAATCATTTGAAGTTGCTGAGTTTTGTGGTCTCTGTGCAGATGTTGCCATCGTTTCAGTTTTCAAATCAAATCTATCAGTAGCAGCATTACCGCCACCAACGATATAAACCTTAGCTCCAGCATGTTCATAATCAACCATAGTTCCCAAATCGTTTCTCGAAACTGTCATATTCCAAGAAGCAGTAGCACCACCTCTTGATGCCTCATTGGTCATATTCATAGACCAAGTTGTAGCAGAAGAACCCATGAAAGCATTTGCGATAGCATAAACATAAAAATATAAATCACTGTTTGCTCCGTCAGAATATGAAGCTGCTTCGCTCATTTTATCACCAAGGTTTGTTGTGATATCAGTTGAGTGATTAGTGCGATTCACATTTCTCCATGGGGAGGAATCTTTATATCCCCCCGCAACAAATCCGTGAGTAATGATTCTTGCTTGTGGCCAGGGGAGATCGCCCCCCGCTCTGGATGCTCCTAAATCTCTTAATGTAGTTAATCTTGGCATAGTTTGTTACCTCCGTTTTTTATTTTTAAAATTTATCAACCGAAGGATTGTTATCAACCGAAGGATTGTTTTGATCCAATTACGTCAACAAAACTACTACCACTTCTAATAATTGTATAAGTCCAAACTTCTAGTTTGTTTGCGGTTCCAGTTGGTTGATTTCCTCCTTGCCACTTAACTGTAAATGAAGATCCATTAACACCGAATGTTGTTGACATCTTATATGCAGTACCTCCCTGAGAAACTAAAATTGCGACGACAATCACTTTATTATCATCAACAGTTGTTGTAGTTGGAATATTCTGAATGTTTGGTGTGATATCACCACTCATCGAACCAGATGGATGATAGTAGATAGCTCTGGTTGCAAAATTATAGTTTTGGTTTCCAGACTGACCAGGACCTCTAATTTCAAGTGCTTCAGTGAAGCTTGCTTGCTTAGAAATACCAGTTACATCTAAACCAGCAAGAGTTCCAATGGAAGTTAGACCAGAAGCAGAAGTTACCGTTGAAGCAAGAGTAGTTGCACTTAAAACAGAAGCTCCATTGATTTGGTATGATGCGCCAGTTGGAATATTAACTCCACTGGTACCGCCAACATTTAGTCCAGCATTTGGAAGATTCCATCTGGTATTAGCATGATCATACTTAAAGCTTAGGTTGCTAGTGCCAAGTTGTAGTCCAGCATCATTGGCAGTGTCACTATTCGTGGCACCGCTACCAATAATGATTGTTTTATCTGCAATTGATAAATCTGTTGAATTAACAGTAGTTGTTGTGCCAGCAACGGTGATATTACCAGCAAACGAAGCATTACCATCTTTATCAACACTAAACTTAGATGCACCACCAACTTGAGCATTGATTAAAGTTGTGCCAGCACCAGATTGTGTATTAGTTGCATTAATAGTTAATGCTTCGGTGCTTGATGCAGTATCCCAAGTAGGTCTTACTTTTAGTGTGCCTACAATATCAAGATCAGTTGCTACTTTTTGCTTTCTTTCTACCGTAATTGTGCCAGTGGCAGGTGAAACAGCAGTGCCAGTCATAGTGTAAGCAAATGTTTTGGCAGTAGCATTAACAGCGGTTACTGTAAATGTGCCATTATAATTTGCTTGGTTTGCACCAGAAACTACGATTTGGTCACCAAGATATACGTTATTGGCAACGAAGGAAGTTACAGTAGCAGTAGTGCCAGAAGATGTAAGTAAAGAAACACCGATGGTTGGAGAGGATCTTACAATACCAGCACCAACTTGTCCATCAACATAAGTCTTAACCGCAAGTTGAGTTGGAACTGCAGCATCTCTAGAGAAGTCTCCGCCTAATGTAGCATCAGCTGAGAATTCATTAATTGACACACCCAATTCAGCACCTAATGTGCCGAGACGTAGTGAGGATAGACCACTCAAGTTAAACGCACTAGCGTCTAGTGTAGCGGTACCTGTTGCCTGCTCAACAACGAAGAATTCACCAACTCTGAAGTTACCATCTTGGTCAGATGAAACGTAGTAACATCTTCCAGGGAAGTTTTCTACAATTTCATTTGCTTGTACTGGATTGGTGGTTGGTGTACCAGGCCAGTTTGTATTTGCTTTGTTTCCAGTACCAACTTGTAGGAAGTCATGACCTGTCATACGTACTTGTGAGTAACGTAGACGAATTTCTACTGACTGACCGTTGTTTGCATTGATATTCTTTGGTCCCGCAAAGATAATAGTTGCTCTACCAACTTGAGGTTGATTAACTGAGGTAATACGGAAGAATTCATCATCAACTTTAACAATATCATTAGTGTCAAAGTTAGCGATAGAAAATAGAGGAATATCAGTTACAGCGGTATCAACGTCTCCACGTAAAGTGGTAGCATTTGCTGTTCTTGTTATATAGTAAATTATAGATCCGTCAGTATGTGCAGCAGCGGTTGTTCCTTCCTGACCTCTAACTACTGTAACACTAGCAGCGTTAACAGCAGTAATTCTCATCAATTCGTTATTGACTAAAATAAAGTTGTTTGCGCCAGCAGCAAATCCTGATAGAATTGATTGAGTATCGTCAGAGAATGGAATTTCAGTAGCAGCGTTATCAACACCAACTGTGCCTAAAACATCAAGCTTACCAGTTATTGAAGAAACATTATAAAGAGTTACTGCAGCACCACCAGCATGTAGTGCAAGAGTGCTTCCTCCAGTTGTTCCTTGCTTATAAACTTTTGCATCTTGAAGACGAGCATCACCAGAAGCGATTGTTAAGTTGGTGCCTGGGTTTGAATAACTAAATGTAGTGCCAGTAAGCACAGTAACTGTAGTTCTTTGAAGCACCCCTCCAATAATACCCTTCGTAACACCATCAGTTGAATCAAAACCAGTTGCAAAAGGTCTTACCGTAGCAGTAGCAGATGGAATTGCAATAACAACTTTATCACCAGTGCTAAGACCATGCGGTCCTGATGTAGTTAAAGTAGTTACGTTATTATTTCTACTTACGTCAGAAACGTTAACTGATGCTGGAGCGGTGCCAGGAACATCATATCTTCTGAGACTTGAAATGAAGATATTTGTTGCAACGCCTGCATCAACAACATCTTTAATAACATAATACCCAGGATCATTATATTGTGAAGCGCCAGAAACGTTGAGGAATTTAGTAGCTCCAGTTATTTTTGGAAGTACAGGATTACCACCGACAACAGGAAGGTTTGTGAGTGGGAAAATCTTACCCTTAACACCTTCTAGAGCTGGAGTTGCGCCTCCTGCAGAGGTTGTGGCAGTTGCACCAGATGCAACTACTCCAGCAGCACCCACACCAGCAATTGATTTGCTATTAGCAAATGTACCAGTGATAGGCTCAATTACTAGATAATTTGATTGGACATAAAGAATTAAACCAAGAGCATAATCTGCTGCTCCAACTGTGCTTTGAGCAACTTGCTCATTCTGCTTAAAGACAGGACTATTTTCTTCATAACTGAAGTTAAGTCTTTGACCTCTAACTGTACCTGTGATTGGGGTTTCTGTAGTATCAAAACCAGAGGATACCGCACCATATGTGCCCCATGAGTTGTTACCTACAAGTGAGCGAATTCTACCACCACCAGAGCAGGTATAACCAATGTGACAATAGTATGTGAAGGAAGAAACGATTTCTGCGTTACCTAGATCCTTACACCAGAAACCAACACCTAAATCGTGTATTTGAGTGAATGAATCAAATAGCATCGATCCGTTAGAAACAGTATTACCATAAATGCTCTTATCGATGATAGCACCTACACCACCAGTGCAGTTCGGCGCTTCGCCTAAAGTGCGACCAGAGAATGCTGAGCACTGAGTAATATATGGTGATTTACCTGTAATTGGAATTGAAGGATTGAGTCTTAAGAATACCCCTCTAATAGTTGCCTGAGTGATGTCAGGAGAATCAAGACCTGTGGCAGGTTCGAAACCTTCCATTCCACTGAAAATCATATCTTTCAGAGTTGTTGATTCTGAAAGGAAAAACATTGTAGAGAATCTGTTTTCTACAGGTGTTGCGTCAGTTGAAAGACCAACAGTGTTTGGAGAAATAACAGTGGCGCGAAGGTTATCGCCAATAATAGATGTGAAAGCAGGGACTGTTAGTGGAAGTTGCTCAGGGTAGGTGCCAGACTTAACAAAAATAGTATTGATTGAAGTCGCTGTGCCAACAGGAATCTGAGAAAGAGCATAACGTAATGTTTTCCAAGGTCTGCTGATATTTTTACCATGAGTAGTAGCATCAGTACCATCAGTTGCTACATAAAAAACATTTGCACAAAGGTTGTTTCTTTCCCACGCAGGAAGACCATTATCGACTGTGAGAACTTGACCACTTGTGCCAATTGGAAGAGGCACATTAGCGCCAGCATTATTTCTATAAAGAGTATCACCAGGATTTTGTAGGGTTAGTGTTGATTCTCCCTGTGCAAGTGCTTGCCAGTTAGCGCCACCGTCAGCAACGGGGTCAATGTTAATATTGTGTGCTGTTAAATTAACCCAACTTGCGGAAGATTTAGAAACAACATCATTCACTTGATAAGTTGCTGTTGAAGACCAGGGACCTCTCCAATTTAGACCACTGGAAACTTTTTTCCATTTTGTAGCATCAGTTGGATAGATACCTGCAGCACTAGTTGAAATTTTTACATATGTATTTCCACCGAATAGCACAACATCTCCAGGTACATACACAGTTGTATTACTGTATTCGCCTTTCATATCAAAACCAGTGGTCACAATTCCCCAATCAGCTGGTATTGCTGGAGTTGGTGGAATTGGTGGACTCGCTGAAGAATCTCCTGGATTACCAGGAATGTCTATTAGATAAAGGTTAGGTTGCTTGCCTTGACTGATAGTTTTGGCAACGTAAGTATAACCACCATAATTGACAATATCTCCTGGTTGATACTCTGTGCCCTGTAACCAAGTATCTTCAAAATTAACAGACTCTAGATAAACACTAAACTTAGTAAGGTCGAATGAAATACCTGAAGTATGGGCGGTAGTTACGAGATATAATGTGTTACCATATCTTACGATATCGTTTAATTTATACCAAGTGCCAGCGGTCCAATCTGATTTATATGTCGTGCCAGCAGTATAAAGAGACCATTTGGTAAGATCATTAGTATAGAATAAATTCTCGTTTGCTGCGGATGTATGATTCTGCACACAGAGATATTGATTAGCACCATAGCTAACAAGGTCATTCTTAGCGAAGAATGTATTTGGAGTCCATGTGCCTATGATTCTAACACCAGGGACATGTAGTTGCCATCTTGGCACCGCAATGTCTAAATCTGTTGATGCCCAAGAAGTTTCTGATGCTGCCGAAGTATGATTAACGACACAAACGTATGTATTCCCTTTAAAGGAAACGATGTCGTCAATTACATAGGCAGTAGATGGAGCCCATGCACCTCTCCAGTTGAATTTTAATCTACCTAATCTGAAATCAGCCATTTTTTATTTTCCTTATAGTGGTCCTTGGTGGATAAACGTTTGTGCCTAACCTGGCAATTATTTTGGTCCTACACTGTAATCATAACTACCAAATCTAGCAACGAAATAACCTTGATCATCAATGAAATAGGTTATCTTTCTTGCTTCAAACTTATACTGTTGATATTTATCATTGTTTTCGTCGTTACTAAAAGATTTAACAATACTAGTAACTCTAAAAGTTAAATCTGTAACATCATTAACTTTTGAAGAAGGAACTGTTACAGTTTCATTTGGAGAGAATTGAGCTCCTCCACTATGAATTTCAACTGTTGAAATATAACCTTGAGCATTTCTAGTAATTAAAAGATTTAGTCCTGATCCAGGTTTTCTATTTGATTCTCCTTCTCCATCACCATTCCCAATTAATCCAGTTACTGTGTATGTCACATTAGCATCAGTTGAATTTTCAATGCCTCCAGAAACTAATTGTATTGTTTTAACACCACCAACTTCAACAACGTTATTCCAAGCATCCATGAAATCAATTTGCGCTGTGCCATCAACATTAAAAACATCAATATTATCGTTATCTGCAGTGTTTGTTTTGGTATAAACAAGCATACCATCAGCGTCTCTTCTTAGAGCATGAAAAGTAAAACGGTTTGAGGTGTTAAAGTATGAATACATGCTTCCCCCTCCAGATCCAACACTACTGCCCTGCCCAGATTCACTTAAGTAAAGTGCCATCTAAAAACCCCAACTTGAGTTATTTATGATATCACAAGTATTTATAATAATTAACTATTATGAATACACCTTCCAAAAATCTCCAGTCCAAACAATTGTAACTGTAACCCCAGCAAGATCAAGAATATATGGACTATCTGTGTCTCCAGTTTGATCTTGGAATGTTTTTCCTGATCCTGCATCTAATATAACTGGATATGAATTCCAAGAATTTTTCATATCAGCAAAAACAATAGTATTACCTATGTTTGGATTTACTGGAAGAATTACTGTAATATCTGATTGTGTAGAAGAATTAGTTAAGGTATCTACTAAATATCTTCCACTGACTTGTGCAACAAAATTTTGTGTTTCTACACCAAAACTTGCGCCAGCAGCAATATTATTACTGCCTCTAACAATAAGGTCACCTTTAATTTCTACTACACCAGTAACATCATTATCATTATTTGGGTCAATAACAATATCACCAGTTGCTTTAACTCTGTTAACTAACAAACTATTCATGGTGAAATCGCCAGTGCTCTCAAGAATACTTGGAGTTACTGAGTTTGGAAACATATTGATAGTATTAACCTTTCCCCAAGAAAGGACTCCATTACCATCGGTAATTAACATTTCGTTAGCAGCACCATCATCAACTGGCATTGTCAATGTATAGCTTCCAGTTAAACTGGATGGTGCTTTAAGAGACACAAATCTAAGTGTGCCTACATTAGTGCTTAATTTTACTGCGTTGTTATTTTCAACAACCAGTCCGTTTTTTACGGTAAATTCTTTGTTGTACGTAGCCATAACGGTTCACTCTCCCCGTTGTAGTGTTAGAAATATTTATGATTTAATGGCAGTAGCAACTACCTTTACAGTAGTTAAAGTTGTTGCTGATGCTGGTGTGACCAAAAGACGAATATTGCCAGAATTAATATCAGCAGAATACGAAGCAATATATGTATCAGATGCTATAGCATTTTGCTCAGTTATAGTTACATCAATGCCGTTGTGTATCAATAATAGTTTTGATACATGTGTATTATTTCCCGATTTTGCTTGAATCAAATATTCCACTGAAGAGAATGTGGAAGCAGGGAGGGGGAGAATTGGATATTGCGATGTTGACCCCGTTGTATTTGAAGCAGATGTATAAACAGCAACATTATTAACAGATAACATAGTAGCAGACGCAATTCCTAAAGTTGGGTCTGTTAATATAGGAGAGGTTAAAGTTTTGTTGGTTAAAGTTTCTACATTATTTAAAGTAGAAAGAGTGCCACTCGTAGGTAACGTTACATCCGTATTAGCAGTGGTTGTTACACTCAAAGTATGAGCACCAGTGTGTGTAAAATTACCGCCAAGAGTAATTGTTTTAGTGCCATTATTTACACCAGTGCCACCGTAGGTTGGCGAAATAATTGTGCCATTCCAAACACCATTAGCAAGTGTTCCTACTGAAGTTAGATTGGAAGAAACAATTCCACTACCTAATGCAGTCGATCCAATTACAGTAGTGCCATTAATCTTATAAGTTTTTCCTTCGGCAAGATTCCAACTTTCAGAAGAAGACCACGAAGTATATCCGTGACTATAAGTTAAAGTAACTCCAGTAGTGCCAACATTAAATCCAGACCCATCAGCGGCAGCTGCACTACTTGTGCCGTTAGCAATAATTACAACTTTATCGGTGATTGCTAAATCAGTAGTACTAATTGTAGTGGTAGCACCTTGTACTAGCAAATCCCCAGTAATAGTTAAATTACCAGATATAGTTGCTAATGTGCCATTATCTCCGATGATTGAATCAGTAAACTGATTGTCGGTGTCATTCCACTTTGTTAGTTTATTTTGAGAAAGATTATCGCCATTTTTAATAGCAACTGTTACATCAATACTACCATCAAAACTTGTGCCAGATAGTCCTGTGCCAATGGTTAATGTTTTATCAATTGCTGCTTCGATAGTAATATTTTGACTACCATCAAATGCAATACCGTTGATTGTTCTTGCTGTTGCTAATTTTGTTGCAGTATCAGCATTACCAACTAACGCACCAGTAAATGACTGTGAAAAAATATTAGCAAATTTGAAAGAAGATGACCCAAGATTATAAGTGGTGTTAGCAGAAGGTAATACAGTAGCGCCAAAAGAAGCGTTGGACATATTTGCCCTTGCTATTTCATAACCACCAGCGGTTACTCCATCATGCAACCTCAAAGCATAGTTGCTAAGATTTACTGATAACTCACCTTGTGCTCCAGTAAAGTTATTATTTTGTGTTGCAGTGCCTCTTCTAAACTGTACTTGGGTTGCCATTACTTTTTCCTATAATATTATGGAGTATTTAAATCAACTTGATATAGTCTGCCTTCTGGACTCATCATGTCCCAAAAAGCAATAGTTGACACGCCAAAAGCATCTGTTGTATTTGCTAGTGGGTCGTTTGGATCTGAATTAGCGTTATAATCACCAGTAGGAAACAAGGAAAGTCCAGGAAGTTCAATCCACTGCACTCCAGATCCTGTTGTTGCCAGAACATTACCAGCCGCCCCTGTACTACCATTAGCAGTCAGAGTGCCTAATAATTTTAAATTTGTCGCATTTACATAGTAACCATCCCAAGTTAAATTGGGAGATGACCCATAAGAACCATTATTATTAAATTGAAACTCTCCGTTATTTCCAGCAAGACTAGTAGCAGATCCAATATCAATAATTGATTCTACACCGTTTTGATTTTTTTTGAGGAATAATTTACCTTCAAAGGTATTGATGGCTAATTCACCTAAGTCAAGTTGCCCCACCTCGGGAAATTTCCCAGGTACGGCTGTACGTTTAATTCTAATCTTAGGTGCTGCCATATGGCTTCCTCTCAGTCAGTGCTATTTAGCGGAGGGTGACTTTATGTAAAGTCTTCTTGGACAGTATTTACTGCCTTCTTTTTGGTTGTCCCAGTGGATTTATCAGATTCTAACTCGGTAATTTTTTCCCTAAGGGAGCTTACTGTCTGCGTTAGAATATTACCTCTGGTCTCTAAAATAATGTTTTGTTGGATTAAATCCGACAAACGCTTTTGATAAACTTGAATCAAAGAATTGTAATCAATTTCGACATCATTAGACATAATTTACTCCATATAAATCAGAATGTACCGCCATCCACGAGTGTGTTAATTAACTCAAAAGTGCCAGCGTTATTATTTAAAACTTGATTGGTTGCAGTGCCGAAGCTACCTAACCAAAGACCTTTCATCTGGACATTTGCTAATGTACCAGATAGTTGAGGACCAGCGACTTCAGTTGTATCATCTACAAATAAGAATCCAGTGTTTCCATCCCAGAAGATAGAAGATGTTTTTGCAGATGAGTCGTAGTAGTGGAATCTAAAACCACGGTCAGTTGAAGTTGCTGAAGATGGAGCAGATCCATTAACTGTACCTAATTCTAAAACAGGGTCATCATAAGTTGTGACGGTTGAGTTAACAGTAGTTGTGCTACCATTAACAGTTAAGTTACCAGAAACAGTTACGTTTGCTCCAGAAAGAGTAAGTGCAGTTGATCCATCAGAAGCTTTAATATCATTGCCATTTACTCTTAAATCACCTGCAACAGTAACATCATTACCACTATAAGTAATAGGAGAATTTACTAATTGGTCGTTAGTATTATCCCAACCCATAATAGTGTTATCAGTAAGAGCACCACCATTCTTTAGTTGAATATCATCAGCATTAACTGTAATACCGATACCAGCACCAACTGCTAAATCAACAGTTTGACCTTCGCTTGCTGAAGATGTCTTAGCAAGACCATCACCAGCAGTTACATCAGCAACATAGTTACCAGTGGTATCAGTGCCAAGAGCAACTGAGTTAGCTTCGATAGTTGCAGTTAGAGTTGCGTTAGCAAGGTCAGTGATAGTTACACTACCGCTTAAATCACCTGCAAGAGTGATTGTGAAATCTGCAACGTCGAAATCTAACTTTCCAGCACCGCCAGCATTATCTGTGTAGGTAACGGAAATGCCAGATTCGCTGTTGCTGCTAACCATAGCACCAACAATATCTTCAATTCTTTCTGCTGCAATTGTTACTGCTCCATTCACAACAGAAAAATCTGAAGTCGGAAAATTAGCAACACCAGCGTTAGTATCTGTTGCCAATTCTGCAGCAATAGTAACTACGTTATTGGTAATAGTTGTGTCAATACCTTCACCACCAGTAAAGGTGAGTGTTTCTCCTGTATTGATGGTATCTGTGCCAGTATCTCCAGCAATAGATAAATTACTTACAACTTCTGCCCATGACATAACACCATTTACATCTGTCTTTAAGAAGTAATTTGCAGTAGGTGTTGCTGGAAGTGTGTAGGTAGTATTTGATGCTGAAGTATCTGGTGCTTTCAGTGAGACACTACCGCCGCCGCCAGCTCCAGTTTTTGCGTGTAGTTTTACTGATTGCCCAGTAGTTGAATTTTCTTTAATCCAGTAGCGAGCAGACCCAAAAAATTTATTATTATTGGTTGTGCTATCAAGTCCCACATAAAAATTATATTCATCATTGACAAATGCTGGTTCACCTGCAGCTAATGCTGGGAGGTTTGCTTGCGTACCTCTTTTAAACTTAATCGTTGGTGCCGCCATTTAATGTCCTATCTATACGATTTCTTTTACTATTTATGAATTAGAATAATTAAAATCCACCGCCATCAACATCAATAAGATTGTCAAGATCAACATTCAATTCATCAATAAAGGATTGTGGCAATCCAGGTGATGTAAGATCTGTTGCCGCAGTTGCGAGCACAACATCTGGATTGACAAATTTGTATTTTTTCAAAGCAGCATCATAAACCATGACATAATTATTTGTAGTGTTTCCTACTTTATCTAAAGCAGAGGAGTCTACATTTCCTAAATCTTCTAGTGACTGTGCCAAGAGTTGTGTGGTGGATAAACGGAGATTTGTTACTGATTTAAGTTGAGCGGTAATGTTATTACCATATGTCATTTTTACGCGATACTCTGACATCAAGTAACTCCTGGTGATACGGTTACGATTCCTTCTGCTACTCTGGTTTTTACACCACCGCTGGATGTAATAACCAAATCATAAACATAACGTCCAGGTTTTAAAATTTTGGTAGCAAAATTGCCCATTGATAATTTTAACTTACCATCTGATCTATTGACAAAAGAAGTGCCAAAATTATTATATGAAGATGAAGTATGTGTTTTTCTAATTTTTGCTTCGGCTGTATAACCAGTCAAATCTAATGGCACATTATTTGCTGATGTTACAGTAAACTGTGCCTCAAAATCTGCACCTTGCTCCACAACTAAATTTACAGGTATGGCTGCCATTGCTACCTACAAAAAACCCTTCGTATGATATTTATACGAAGGGGGGGAATTATTCTTCAGTTGTAGTTTCTTCTTCAGGCAACTCACCCAAATCTTCAGATTCGGATTTTTCAAGCAATTCAATAGTTTCTAAACCACCTTGTAATTTGAGTTTATACTCTTGTGCTTTTGCTAACTCTGTTTGAATTTGAGCAATTTTTTCGTCAATTTCTTTGAGTTGATTTTGAAAATTTTCTTTCAGACCAGTAGTATCCATACGCTTAAAATAACAACACAATGCTATTTATTATAGCACGGATGTCAAGAGATTACGTAATTTTTTTGAATAATCAAACGATTTAAATAATCATTTCCATCAAATGCAGGAGTATAACGTAATCTAACATTACCCCCAGAAATGTCTGCAGTAAATGCTCCGAGTAATCTATTATTAAAAATAGTTGAATACTCTGTTACATAAACATCTGTGCCATCATTTAAAAGCATTAACTCCGTTGAATGAATATAATTGTTGACTGTATTTTTAATTTGAATTAAATATTTTGCTGTATAAACAGATGATACTCCAAATGAATCAACAGTAATGGTTGCCGAAGAAGTGGAATCTATAACTTCTAAATTATCTAAAATTCTAACAATTTTTAATACACCATAGTTTTGTGTATCATTACCAGATTGATAATACAGGAAAGGCGGAGCATTTTGTGGTACTGTAAATCTAACAGTAGTATTACTACCATTACCGTTACCAATAACACCAGTTGTATATAAATTTGCTCCAATAGGACCAGGAGATGTAACAATATTAAATGGGTGACCCGTTACATCTCCTAATCGAAATACATATTCTTTACCAGGAATTAATTGTAAATCGGGTAAAACACCCAAATCTTGTGAGATATTTACATCTAAAATTTTATATCTATTGTTTTCTTTGGTAACTTCAAATGTTGGTACACCAGCAACTCCAATACCAATTTCTATCTCACCTGGATTTGCTGGAAGTAATCCAACATTTCCTAATAAAGTCCTAGGTCCTATATTTTGTAGTTTTCCTAAATTTATTCCTTTTTCTTTAATATCAATAACATTTTGAGGATTGATATCAAATAAACTAAATTTATACCTAGCAACACCCAAACTACTAGATCCAGATGTTTGTCCTGAAGAATATGCAGCAGCATTTACATCTAATTCTAAGAAACCACTCTCATGAATAGATCCAACTGTTACTTGACCACCAGAGATATAACTACCAGGATTTGTAGACTTTGCTACAGTAAAAGTATCGCTATCGACTAATGTAATTTGATATGTGCCATTAAATGTATCTGGAATTATCCCTTCTACTTCTACAAAATCCCCATCATTTAATAGGTGAGCAACAGAAGTATTGAATGTAACTAAATTTGTAGATGCACTCCATGTTGCTGATGAAATATTTTTTGAGACACCAGTTTTTTTTAGAATATCTCTAGTGCCGCCAACAGAAATTGCTGAGTTTATTGGAGGTAAAATACCTTTAACTACAGGAGTAAATTTACTGATACCACTTAAATAAGTATCTTCGTTTGGTACTCCAGTGCCTAATCTTGACGGGGATAAAATGCCAGAAACAATGGCAGAAGCATCTAGTTGATTTAACGATAGTAATTCCCAATTATCTGGGTCTGTTGCTGGTAAAGCAGTGAGAATCCAAGTTTGCACTACTGTATTTGGATCTCCATCTAACTCATTCTTTTGTACTGCTATATCTCCAGGTTTTAATGCATTACCAATAAATGTTAACGTTTGCCCAGCGGTAATTGTTGGTAGTGATTGATCTACGGTAATCGTTTTATTAACAACATCAATTCCACCAATTACAATTCTAGTATTATCTGGAATTCCTGTACCAGTTATTAAAAGACCATCACGTAAATTTGTTACACTGTTTAAAACAATAGTATTTGTAGTATTACTAACAACAGTTTTATATGCTACAGGAATATATTCCTGTAGTCTTTCTATATCAGTTTCAATCGTATAAACTACAAATTGTTGTGTTTGTGGTAATTGAGAAACATCAATTTTTCCGTTAGAATCTAATTGTACAATTAAACCAGGAATACTTGCGGTGCCTTTGTTTAATCCAATAAAGTTTCCTAATACAGAAGATTTGTTGATATAATCTCTAACTGCTTTTTGAGTCGGTAATACAGTATGAGCCGCACCAACTACTCCACCTAAAGTATCATCTGGAGAAAATTTAAATATTGGTACTCCAGGAGATCCTTTAAGTTGTAACGAATCTAATACTCCAAGAGCAACAGATCCATTAAATGTTACTTTACCGCTTCTTAAATCTACATTGAAAAATTGACCGACACTAAAATTACCGCTTTGATCTGTAGCACTAACATAACATTTTCCAGAATCTATTTCAACATTTTGTGTTGCTGTAACAGTGATACCACCATTTTGTGGAAATGCAGTATAATTAATTCCAGATCCCACATACTCAAAAGTGTGCCCAGAACTATTAACTGTTGATGGTGAGAATAATTGAATTTGTGCGTTATTTGCTATTGCTGCTACTTGAGCATTTGTTAATGGAAAATTGGTCGTAAATTGAGTATTATTTCCTTCGCTGTAACTTAATACTTCCCCTACTACTTGCTCATTTCCATTTGGATCTAAACCTAAACCAGGAATTTTAATAATATAATTTGGAATTGGTGGTGCTTGGAAACCAGTTACGGTTACTTTAGTAAATACGGATCCAGTTGCAATAGTAATTTCTCCAGTAGAAGATCCTGGTGTATTAGCATAATTAGCATTCCATGCAGTATCTAAAATAATAGAAATTCTATTAGTTTGAAAATCTACGCTATCAATGATTCTTCCAGTGCCATTGATTGATGGAGTAGAAACATGATTAGAAATTGTTATTGCTTGACCTCTTTCAAATTTTCCAATATCTATAATTGAAACTTCTATAGTAACTTTTGTTTTAGTATTTCCAGCTGTTGAAGAAAATACAGTTCCTATAATACCACTTGGTGTTTGATTTATATCACTTTTTGTAATATTTTGTACTGAAGAAACTTGCCCTGCAGAAAAAATGGGCAATACATTATCAGAAAAACCAACTGCTTTTAATCCTTCTATACCAAAGTTTGTAGCAGAGTTAGTAATAGAAGCATACCCGCCAGATTCACAAAGTACACCTACTGCTTCAAAAACTTGGAAAACAGACACCAACTGTGAATATGCATCATTCTTCATATGGAATCCAATGGACCCAAATACAATTTGAGTAAACGCATCAGCAACCATTGATTCTAATGGACTGTTGCTATCTAATTGAGCACCATCCGCCAAAAGACCGCCAGCCCTTGTTTTAGAAGCATCATAAGTTTTGGTAAGAGGATTGTAGGATACTTTACCTAATTTAGAAATACATGAGCAGTTTTGAGTATATGGAGATAAGAAAATTCTTTCTTTTGGTGGAATAATTTTATATGTGGTAAGTAGTTTACCTTGCCCAGCAGGTATAGGAGCACTCAATACTAATTCATCATTTGAATTAATACTATTAATTGTATAACTATTGCTACCAATTTTGATTTTCCAACCTACATATGCTTCTTCTAAAAATCTGGTGGACAAGTTACCAGTAACAATAGGACTACCAACTGTTAAGTTGATTCTTCCTTTTCCTTTTATCCCGCTTTGCTCTGGATATGCTACTGCATATCTCCAAGCAAATGCATCTTGAGAGACAAATGCACCAGTAACATGTCTCTTAGCGGTCGTTGCCACTCCTGTGATTGGATCTGGTTGTCCTCTAACAACAATCAATTCTCCAGTGGTAGTGTTAAAATCATACACTTTCATCCACTCTTGATCTACTAAAATAAAACCAGGACCAGGACGATATGGTGGCACATCACCACCTTGAATAATCGATGTTACAATACCAATAAGAGTATCGATTGTATTTTGTACTTTAGTACATTCTGGGAATCCTGTTAAATCTGGAAGAGGATCTGGATATCCTGCATTTAGAAAACCAGGAGGGACCGTTAAAATCTTTTGTTTTGCATGATAAGCAACTCTCTCAAAAGAGTAGACTAATTCTACTTCTTCGCCAGCAACAGCAGCAATTAAAAATCCATCGGCATCTAAATATGATTCTCCACTTTTTACAGATTTTACATTTCCTCCACTTCTTAAATCAGCAACTATACCATCAATAACAATACCAAGATCCCTGCGGCAAATAAGTTCGTCATAATCTGGATCATTAATCAGAGCGGGAAATTGAGTGAGTAAATCAGTAATTGCTAAATTTATAATATCTGTTTTTTGAAATTCAATTAAATTAGATCCATCAAAATATACTCCTTCAACTCTAGAAAGAGTGTGCCCAGGTAATACTCTAAAAGTAGTATCAGTTGCTGATAAAATTCTATTGTCTGATTGCTCTGTTTCTAAAAATCCTTTACCGCCTTGGAAGTTATCCTCAAATACCATGTAGTTGATATAACAACCAGAAGTAACCCAAAAAATATCTCTACCTTCATTTTTTGGAATTACAATAGTTTCTCTTAAGTTATCACCTACAATTGAAGTTCCTTTTGGTAAGTAAATAGGATTTTCTTCGTAGTATGTGCCAGTAGAAACTCTAATAGTAGTATTACCATCTAAAGCAGCAGCTGCCCGTGCTGCCGCCCTAATTGATTTAAATGCTTTTGAAGGACTTTTCCCAGACTTAGAATCGTTGCCGTCTGTTTTTACATATAAAACATTGGTATAGTCTGCGTCTCCTAAAGAAGTTGGAGACCCCCATCCACTAACTGTTTTAGGTCCGTATAATTCTTTTGTAACACTATTATAATAATAGTCATTAAGTTTTCCTTGGGTGCTTAATGGCGCAACAACACCAGATAAAATTTGCTCGGAAATAGAAATAGTTGATGCTGGCCAAGATCCATTTGTTTTGGGACCATATAAATCTTTCTTAACAGTATCTAGATAAAAATCTCCATTAGCACCATCCGCAGATGTAGGTGGCAGTGTGCCACTTAATAATGATCCACCGTCATCTCCAGCGAGGGAAATTTGATTAATAGCAGTAACTAGATTAGGTAGTCCACTAACAAGTTGGCTAATGTCTCCTACATCAGTAGCAAGAGAATTAATCTCCTGTCTCTGTTGATCAAAGGTATAACTTTTGGGAACGTTTCTAATTGCCATTACTTACCAGCTATTTCTCTTAAAAGATTTTTAATTTCCGATAATTCACCTTTAAGAATCTCTACATCTTCTGTCAATCCTTTAATAATTTCACTAGGAGATTTAGATTTTCTGGTGCTATCAAATAAACTTTTATCTGTATTTATTATAGCACCAGTCATGTTATCACGATATAAATTTTCATGACCACATACTTTAGAATAATTATTCATTAAAATGCCGCCACAATTCTGGCGTCTTGTATTTTTGGTACATAACAAGGATTAGATGCTTTCATTACAATTTTAATTGCAAACGATGAGAATTCATTTAAATTTACTGCAGTATACTTATGCTCTTTATATGAAGATTGATTTTCAAATAAACCAGCAATTGCAATTTCATTAGATGGTGCTACATCAAAATCTGGATATCCAGTACCATTAAAGGGTATATACTCAACATCATCAAAAGTACTTTGTGAATTAACTGGTTTTATTTTATAGTAAACTTCAATATCATCTTGTTTTGCTAAATTAGCCGTTAATCTTACATCAATTGTTGTTGCTGGGTTTGCTAAAGTAATTTCTTTTGTTACATATTTTGCAACAGAAGAACTATTTTTAGAATTTATATCAGAAATGTATAGTATTCCAGGTGAATAAGTAGCAGAGGAAACCTCAATAAATCCTGGCACAGATTCATTTGTATCAGTTAAAGATTGAGGAGCAATATTTTGATGCCATAGTTTGTCATATACGCGAATAATATCTGGTTGTTGGTTAGCACCATTGTTTGCAGAAGATCTTCCATATGTATTTCCTTCTGCATATGCAGTATAGTTGCCATTAATCGGTGCTTTTTCTTCTAAAACGACCAATTCTTTTTTAATTTTATCCCAAGAAATAATTTTTGCATAAATTTTAGTTGAAAATCTATTTACTAAATCTTCACGGTAAACTTCTACATTAGTGCCAGGAGTAAATACAGGCAATACTTCTGTTATACCATTTGGAGAAACAGAGGCACCATCTAGATTTTGGACACCAAAAGTTAATGCTTCGCCAGCTTGATATAAACCAGTGTTTTTAATTTTAACATATATGGTATTGCTTGTTACTTTTATAATATCTCCTTTAGTTTTTGTGTTAACACCTACCACACTTTGATTAATCGTTGGTAATATAGCTTGACCTCCCTGTCCAGCTGGTAAATTAGAAACTTCAAATTTATAAACTGGATAGAATTTTAATATTTTATATCTTCTTCCATATCTAGTTTGGTCACCATATCCTTTATCAACAAATGATGAAATTGTTTTTACTGACGAAGATCGTAAATCAATTATTGGTGATAAATGATCTAATGTAGTGCTAAAGGTTAGTTTATAAACTAAAGATTTTTTCTTTTCCCCCCATGTTGCATTATTTTTTATCTCATTAAAATAAGACGCAATAACTTTTTGATTTGTAAAATAATGCTCTTCGTTTAAAAATGTAGTTTCATAATCTGATTGTTGATACGAAGTATAATTTTCGCCCACACTATCTAAAGGAATTATATTTGTAGTTTTTACTTCCGCATTAAATTTTGTATTAGTAAATGAGAGATATCCGATTTGTGGGTATAATTTTTCATATTTTCTATTATATGAAGCAAGGATTTTATTTCCTCCTCCAAAAGTAGAAGATCCCGCACCCAAATTTGTAGTAATATTATAATATTCTAATCCAGAATTTGAAACTGGGAAAAGATTTGTATTAAAATATTCACCGTCTATTCCACCAACTGTATTTACTTGTTTAAATGTTACATATGATTTCCCAGAATCTTCAAATCCATTATTAATATGTAAAATTCTAGTAATTTTATTATTATTTTTGAATAATAAAGATGTAGCAGAATCATTGGATGAAGCGTCGGTCTCTATAGAATTCATATCTAACATTTCATAACCCAAATCTTCATTAGTCAATCTAGCAGTAGCAGTTGATCCTTTTGTGAAAACTGCTCTATATAAAGTAAATTTAATATCTTGACTTAAATCTTCTGTCCAAGTATCAACATTTTGTGATTTAAAAACTGATCCTAATAAAGGTTGTTGAGTAATTACCTGTGAAGTAGCTACATCAGTTTCTCCTAATTTAGATGACCATATCCTATAATTAGTAGAATCTGTTTCAATAGATAAAGCATAATCAGTATTATTTTGTAAATAGATTGGATTGTCAAAAACAAATTTTGTTGGGGAAATAGATGATGTAGTTACTCCATCATTAGGATCTACAGAAACCCCCATTCTAACTGCAGGAGTATCTACTTCTAAAATAGGAATAATTACAGCTTCTCTACTAATAGATCCATTTGGTTTCAAAATAATAGAAGGTGGGTCGGTATATCCTGATCCTGGCAAAATAATATTTGCTTCAAATACTTCACCATTAGAAATTGAAACATTACCTAAAGCACTACTTCCTCCAGGAAGTTGAGGACTTTGGATGATTAATGTAGCAGAATCATATCCCTCACCGTAATCTGTTATGAGTAATTTTGAAATTTTTCCAGAATCTTTAGATATAGAAACAAGTAACTGACTATTATTTTGTTTGTTAATATCAATTAAAGTTTGTATTACTAATGATTCTCCAGATTTAAATGCAGATCCAGTAGCACTGATATAATTTGATAAAACGAGAGTATATACTTGATCGTTACTCAAAGAAACAGTTTTTTGCAGCGTGGGGACTAATTTATTTCCGTTTTTATCAACTACCTCTTTTACTACTCCTTTAACACCAGATTCACTACCAGAAATAGTTTCACCAATTGTCAAATTTAAAGTAGAATTAGCAGTTATTTTTAAATAAGTATCTGGTAGCTTAACTACTTCTGTTCCTGGTATAATATAGTTGCCAGGTTTCTTACTATTTGTATCTGTTAAATATACTCTTACTGGTAAAGTATCGCTTTTTTTAGAAAAGAATAAATCTAATTCAGTTACAAACACACCGCCCTCAAAATTTTCTATTCTAAATGTTTGTGATAAAGGACTTGGTTTTGCTTGAGTTGATGCATTATCAATAAATTGAATTCCTTCTGGTGCTTTAAAGAAAGATGGAATTGTAGAAATAATAGATGCTGGTTGATTTGGAAAAATACCAGTAGGATAATACTTACATTCAGCAAAACTATCTACAGTATTATCAATTTTATCTTCTGTGCTAGTTGTAAATCTTATAGTTTTAATTCCTGCGGCAAAATTTAATTTTAATGCCCCGTCTTCATTATCATATGATACTGTGTTAATGTCTCCTGTCCATGAAGCATTTTGCACTGGGGCATAACCAGCTGGAAAAATTAAAATGCCGCTGGCATCTCCATTTTCATTTGATGTAATAGCATGACCATTATCTCCATTAGATCCAAATGCACCAACTGAATTGCCAGGAATCTGAGTAAATCTAGTATCTTGTGCCACCCATCTAGTTACATTACGAGTATCAATAAAAGCATAATATTTTGTATTTGGTTTTAATCTTCTAACAATAAATTTAATAGCTTTAGATCTAGCATAAAGTTGAATAGACGAGGACACTATTTTAGATCCGTTGCTTACACTTTGCACTCCTTTACCAATTTCATTATTTTGTGGACTTATATTTGAGCTAGTTGAAACAGTGGCTGGTAAAATAGTAGTATTGCTATTTGATGTTACTTCGCTTAAAGAACTAACATTAAAGAAAGTTCTATTTGTACCTATCCAGTTTGTCAAATAAAAATTATTTAAACTAGAATATCCCTCTCTTGAATCTGCCTTTGATAAGAAAACCGAAAATACCTTTGTGTCATTATTCAATACAGAAGGACTTTGCTTAATATCATACCAATGATCAATATTTGGAGAAATTGACAAATCTCCAACGTATTGGACCACTACAAAAGGATTTGGATTTATTTCTCCGCTAGCTGTGGCAAATTTATTTTGAATTACTGTTTGTGGAGTGTATGGTAAAGTGATGACATCTCCAGTCCTTACATAACCATCAGTTGCTCGTTGTTGAGCAGATGTATTTAACTCCACTAAAGAATAAGAATTTTCTATTGATCTTGGTCTTAAAATAGATTGTTGAGTATCAATAGCACATTTGTAATCTAAAGATGGTAAATTGCCAACTGCGTGATTTTCAAAACTATCTACAATAATACCAGATTTAAATCTATCTAATCCAATATCATCTTTTACTTGCATATTAAAAGTTTGCTGCTCTAGAATACTCATTGTAGTATAATATTCTAATCTTTCTATGCGTTTTTCTAACTTACCAATATCACGCATAGTATATCTTCTATTATCTACAGCAGTTACTCTTACATCAGCAACACTATTTGTATATGCTGGTAAAAATAGATAATATAATGCTATTGAATCATCTGGAGTTTCTGGTTTTGATGGATTCAATGAAGAATTTCCTTTTTTAGCAATAAATTCTCCTTTTTTATTTAAGAAAATTCCATCAATTCTATCTAAGTATTGTTGACTATTAAAAATTATTGATGCTTCTAAACTAGCATCATGTGCTACTGCAGCAGATGGAATACCGCCAGATCCATTAAATCCTATTGATTCGCCAGACAATAATAGTGTTTTATTTTGGAATCCAGATAAAATAGTATTTACATCAACTTTTGGTCTAAAATCAACTACATCTGTCAAAGAAACTTTTCCTAAAACGGGAGAATTGAAACTAGGTATATCAGATATGGGAGTGCCAGTTAAAGTATACGAATCTACAATAGAAAAATCTCCTTGTGAATGCTCAAAATAATTAAAAACAATCACTAATTGTCCGATTGGAGCAGAATATCCTGGTTTTAAAACTAATCTAGAAACATCATAAAATGTGTCTCTTTGACCATCATCAAAAGTAAAATGATCTGTAATATCAAATCCATCTATTATATTATTTTGATCATCTAAAACAGGTGGACTTGAAGTAGATCCTTCAAAAACTTTAATGTCTGTGCCATAAATTCCAAATGCATCTGCATACGAGATTACATCTGCAGTTTTTTCATCATAGTCATATCCTCTAAATGGTATTATTTTATCTCCACTTGACACTACCGCAATACGTTTGTTTCGGATAGCAACTTTAGTTTTAGGGGAAGCTTTATCTATTTCGATAGTAGCAGATAATTTTAACACTACATTTGATGCTGCCGCAGCATCAGTACGAAATGTTAAATTATCTAACGTAATTGCCACCCCACCAGTTAATGTTTGTGCAACTTGATCTTTGGTGAGATACATTACATCACCATTTTCTAATCCAGTATTTGAATTTCCTTTGTCTAAAATAGTGAGTAAGAAATTACTTTCTTCAAAATCTATGAATCTTTGTGTACCAAATTTTAATTGTGCCGAAAACGTAATTTTTCCGCCAGAAGTAGAAGAAGTAGTAATAAAATCTCTTCTTATATAATACTTAAATTTTGTATTATCACTATCCTGAATTAATGATCTTGGTGATTTAAATCCAATTGGAAATAATAACGATGGATTTGGAGGACTAGTTAATTTTGTCCTTTTTCTAACAATAACTGAATTATTAACATCTGCTTTTAAAGCACTATCTAAGTATATTGCTGCTTTAGATAATCCTGAGGGAGATGATACAGATTCTACTAGACTTCGTACTACTGTATTATTAACGTCAATATATTGAATAATATCCCCAGGCACCAAATCTTTTGCTGGATCTCCAGAAAAAGCTAAACAAATTAAATATTTCTGTCCTTTCTTACCAGAAAAAGTTAATGTAGTTATATCCTTACTAACAGAATATTCAGTATCAAAAGTTTCTACATCAGCAGTAAATTTATTTACGCCACCACCGCCAAATTCAGAGTAAAGTGACTTTACATTTTCGTTTGTATAAGTTGTAATTACATTTTTAAATAAAACCGCTTTTACAACTGCAGTTTGTGTTGGATTAACGCCAGAATCACTGTTTATTATTACAGACGGCGGTGATACATATTCATCACTAAACAAATTTCTATCTATGATAGATACGCTGATAGCTTTTCCTCCTACCAGTTGGGGTTTAATTATAGAAACATCAACTGCTTTTCCATTAATAGAAATTGGTTTTGAAGCAACAACTGAAGTTGATTGGGCATAACCACTTCCTCTTTTTGTCACAACAAAATGAGAAATTGTATTTTCTCTTGCAATGGAAATAGAATTTCCAGATTCATCTGTTATTGTTTCTCCTGAAGCAAAAGTACCAGACAATACCTTGACATGTAAAGTATTTGATGAGCTAAAACTAGAATCTGCTGTGCCTTCAATAACAGCATACGCTCCACTTTTGGATCCTGTAATATATTGACCAGCGGAAAATCCAGATGTTATTTTACTCTCGGTTGTTATTTTTGTAAAAAATAAAGGATTGAAATATTCTAAATTAAATATGGCATTATAAACAGAATTTCCAGAAATATCTTTTCCTTTTGAAATTATTTTATCTGTTTCTTGATTAAACCCAGCTGCTCTTTTTAATAAAGTAATATTTTTTGATTTTGCAAAACCAATAATAGGTATAATGGTTTCGCTATAATCTACGATTTCTCCAAATGGCAAAATAACATTAGTTGCTGTAATTGGCACTGTTAATATAATATTTCCAGTCGCTGCCGAATTAGGATTAGCTGCTAACGTATATTCAAAATATTTATCGGTAGGTCCAGCTAAAACTGTTGCTCCAGAAATATTATAAACATCTGGTATTGCCCCTGCTATTGTTATCGTATTCCCAGCACTTAGACCATGACTTGTTAAAGTGGTTACTTTTGCAATGTAAGTATTGACACCACCAACAACTCTAACTTCATATGCTAAAGATACCACTTGAATTTGAGTGCCACTCGCTTGCCAGTAATAATTTTGTGCATTGAAAGCACCGTTATCGGTAGTGCTGGACGGTGTTCTATAAAATAATTGTCTTCTTTTTACATCTGTAGTTGCAGATGTGGCACTTAATGCAGAAGGAATAAAATCACCGTTATCAAATTCTAAAAATTTTTCTTGTAAATCCCTTTTATTACCTAAAACTGTTAATTCTAAATACACTTCACCGCCAATATCATCTGGTCTTTCGACAGTGGAGAATGCAATTACTTCTACATAATCAACTGTAGTAGCTGCTAATGATTGTGCTAAATTAGCTACATAGTATAATTTTTGACCTAAAATATAATCAAAACTTGCTGCAGGCGTTTTTGCTTTGACGTAAATAGTTTTTATTGCATAATCATGTATAACATTAGTTTTTGCTAATGATCTCAGAGGAAGTGATCTACGTGAAGATGTTTTTCTAAATCCAGAATTTCCATTGTAACCTAAATATCCATCATTAAATATTGAAGAAAAATATAATGTTGGATATGATGTTAATTGCTCTCCTTCATTATTTAAAGGAATAGTGCCATATACATTAGTAATATTAAATGATGGCAATCCATATGTCTTAATTCTATTATTTTCTTTAGTTAAAACATCACGCGCTTTATCTACAGTTACAAACTTAGTTTGTTTGTTGGCAATTTCGTATCCTCTAACATATGCTTTACCAGCACCCAAACCAGCAACAATTTTTGTCTCTGCTTCTTTTTCAGAAAAATTATCATCCCCAACAGTGCCATCAACTCTTAGTGGATAGATACCTTGATTATCTCCTTTTTGTAGATATTCTCTAATCTCAATTGGAAAATTGTCTACAATGTAATCACCAGATTCATCATATGTTCTTCTTGCTAAAGTTTCTTCTATAACTGAAGATTCTTGATTTACAACTTTTCTTTGGATTACACCTAATTTTAAAGTAAGTAATTCAATAAAATTATCATCTGTTGTAGTGTTTAAATCATATGCTACTAAATTCAAATCAATTTTTAAACGATGTGCTCCAGGAGCAGTATAGTTAGAAAATCCCCTAGCATTATCATATAAAGTGATATCTTTTTCTGGAGTTACAATTTCTTCAGAAATTAAAAAACCAATTTTTTTAGATGGTTGGAAATTATACTTATCTATTACTAACAAAGATTCTTCATTTTGCACAAAAAATCCATTAACAAAATATATTCCAGTTTCTACTTTTACTGCAGAAGCAAATCCCATAGCAGTACTTGGTTCTTCTTTTACTGCCAAAGTATCTGGATTTGTTACTTTTATTTTACTAGGTAAAGAGCTGCTATCAGTGCCCACAGTCAATCTTGGACTATTTGTAATATTTACTTCTAATTCTTCACCTTGCCTAAAAGTTTTTTCGCTATTATCACCACCACTAATATAATTTACATAAATGGTATCAGATTCTGTTTCTGTTGCATAATCTGCTTCAACTACAAGTGCTTGCACACCAGAATTTAAACCAGTTAATGTTAAATTAATTAAATCTTTGATATCATACTTTTTAAATTTAATTTCACCACCAACATTTTCTGCTACTTCTGAGACAGAAGATAATTTTACATAATTTAATCTATTATTAAAAGAAACTTCCCCTGGGATTACTTGTTGCCCTTGTTTAAATTGATATTTCCCAAACTGCTCAATTTGATTCTGTAATATCGATTGTAAGGTAGTTAATTCTCTAGTTTGAATAGAATATCCAGGTCTAAAAAGTACTTTATAAAAGTTTTTAGACGCTTCAAAATCGTCGTTATATTCTTTCGTGTTTAGATTAATCTTTTCGGGCATCTCTATTCAATGTGAAGTTTTATATTATGAAATTAATAATATATCAGAATTCGATCACTAATTTAATATCTTCAATCTGATCTGGTGCTCTTGTAATTAGTCTTCGATTTTCAACGTAAATAATATCTCCAGTATATTTTGCAACTTCTGGTAATGCTAATCCATTAGTAAAAGATAATCCTAGAAGTGGTAGCACTGTTCCTCCAGTAGTATAAGTTGTTTCTACGGTGCCAGTAATTAAAGAAGTTTGTCCAGTAATTAATTTTGCGGCATTAGAAACAAACAATCTTACAACACCATTATCTGTATGTAAATCTGGAGTTTGGAAATACTTTAATACGCCTGAAGATGGAGTTTGCCCCGCTGGCACTTCATCAAAAACCCAAGAAACCACAGTTCCTATTGCAAATTTTCCTGCAGCAATTTCTTGTTTAATAATTTCATCTGGTTGGAAATTTCCAGAAACGTTATTTAACTTAACAGCGTACAAAGAGCTTAATGTATCTGCTGTTGCAAAATCTGTTGATGGAGCGGGAAGACGAGGATCGGTAATAATACCAATTCTTCTAAAATCATTATCTACAGGGAAATCACCTTGTCCCTCGGCATACGTTAAACGAATATTTGCCATGATTCTCTTGGCAAATAATTCAGCAACAGGATCTGCACCGTGACCTCCTTTTACTGGGATAACAACTTCGATTGCTCCAGTAGCACTTCCAGGAACTGTAAATGGATTTGTCAAATCTGGATTTTCAAATAAATACCCATTCTTTAATAAGATATTACCGTAAGTATATCCAGACCCAGAAATATTTACTCTTGCTCCAGTATTGTCAACAAGATATGCGGTATCAATTGTGCCAGATGCAGTAGTTTCGATTCTTACTCTGCCACCAGTGCCGTTTCCTTGAATTTCAGTATAGATTACTTCACTAGCTGGTAAATTAGATCCAATATTTTTTACAATAATTGCACTAATTGATCCAGACTGAGTTGCTGCTAGAGTTTGAACTACAGAATCTTGCACAACTGGCATAAAATCTGTAGATAAAAATCTAATAACATCATTGGTTGGGATAGTATACATATACTTCCAGATATATCCATTTAATGCTACCGTTGGGAATTCAGTGAAAAATCCTGTTGCACTATCATATGCTCCTTGCCCAGTTGGTGCAGGATTTCTTTTTGGTTGTAAAGCAACATTGGTGCCACCAGGATTTGCTGCACTCTCTCCATTATAAACACATTTGAAAACTTCATAGTTTTCATTTACAATATAAAATCTAGCATTTGAGATAGATTGAGCAGGACCAGCTGGACCAGAACCATCTGGATCAACTGTAGCTGGTTTAGCATAAGAATAATCAGGTTTCCACATGTCAAATTTGGGATTGACAGTTGGATTCCAATTATATCTTCTAATTACTGGTCTAACTTGCTCGGATGTAATTCTTTTCAAAGCAACCATGTCATCATGAATGCTTTGATCTTCCTCTTGATTATCAGCTGGTCTTAGAGGAATTTCATCGGTAGCATAACGATATACTGCAGCATTTGCAGTTGCATTTGATGTATTACCTTTAATTTGACTTCCAATTCCAGGCACCGCAACAATATTAGGAAATACGTTTGAAAGAAGTAAACTATTTGGATAAACAGCTTCTACAGTTGCTCTAAATGGAGAATTTGATAACGTAATACCAGTGCCAGTCACAAAGACCTGCTCTCCAACCTGAAAACTTCCAACAGCAGCATATATTTCTAGATATGCGTACCATCGTTGTGGTCTACCGACAAAGAAATATGATTTTGTCCTGTCTGAAGAAGTGGATTCAGACCCAGTTGCCCCCTCGGACAAAGATTCTAAAAATTGTTTTGCATTAAAAATTCTGAATTTTTCAGAAATGATGGCTGCCATAGTCTTCCCTTTGGTTGCTTATTTTAATTCCAAGTTATTTATATTTATACTGTTTATAATAAACTTCTTAAGTAATCACCAGCATTGTGCGATTTAGCAACTGTATTTTCTGCTCCCCTAACACACCCAATAAAACGATCACTTAATTTATTAGTATATGTTACTATTTCATCACCAATCAGTAGTTTCCCAGTATTAGGATACCTAGACGTGTTTGGAATATAAACTATAGTATCAGTTGTGTTTAATCCGCTATCCAATATTGCGCCAAATTCATTGACAGATGGCCATGTTAATTCCCAAACAGATCCACTTATTCCTGTAGATGATGCATAACCATCCGAAAAATCTCCAAGAGTTATATTTGGGTAATAAATCTCCATCATTTCTAAAGTATTTTGCTCGCTTACATTTGCTAATCCATAATCAGTAATAAATTTAATATTTTCATAAACTTCAAATCTATTTCCTAATTTACCAAAGTGATACTTATCATTATTTAACCCAGTGTAATAAGTGTCAACAGCTCCAAAATCTGCAATTACTGTGGTAGTTTTTGTTAAAGATTGAATTGTAGAAATTACTGGGGGGAAGAAGAATTTAGATAATCTCTCATACGAGATATTAGTAATTGAAATAAATTCTGGTGGATCTAAAGTTATAATAGAAGTAATATCTCTGTTTACTTTTTTTATCTCTGCATCTTTTGGTGGTGGTGTTATTATTATAGTTGGATTTGTTGAATCGTAGAAACACCTTACATCAGAAATTGTTTGAATTTCTGGTGAATCAGAAGGAGTTTTAATAATTGAGATTAATCTTGATACAGTAGTATCTAAAAATATTTGTGGACTTAGTAATAAATCAGTCCTGCTGCTTATTACTTTTTGTGGAGATTTGTATATACTATATCCTCTAGTAACATATACTTTTGGCGGAGTAATATAACCACTACCAGGATTTGTAATGACAATATCAATAATTTCTCCTCGGTCCATTACGACAAAACCAGAAGCGCCTCCCCCAGTTACAGGACCAATGATATTACCAAAAGAATCTCTTTGTGGTTGTGGCACAAAAACCAATTGAGGAGTTTTATCATATCCATATGCATTTGGTTGAATTGATATGCCCCTATATTCAATAATGGCATCATTTTTATTAGTCACTAATATAGTTGTGTTATCACGCAATCTTACCAAATTTGGATTTGTCAATTCTACAATAGTATTTCTTCCATAAATGGTTTTTGGTAAGATAATTCCATCATATATTCTAACAGCAAATTCTTCATACTTTCTATTATTCCATGTTAATGACGTTACTTTTCCACCATTAACAGATGCTAATACACTTAATCCAACGCCATCTATTATACCGTTATATTGTGTTACATCAACTAAACCATAGTGATTCTCTTCAATAAGATCTTCTGGTCTATGACCTAGTTTTTTTAAGGTTTCTGGAATTTCTAAAATTTGACGATAATCTCTCTCGCCATCAATTTTTACTAAATCTCCAATATCTAAATTATTTTCATACTTAGGTAGTAATTCTGTGCCTACCATCCATCCAGCTTTAGTTTTGAATACTAATTCATTTTTTTCATCATCCTCAGTAAAAGAAGAAATTGATGCAATTTGATTAGATGGTATTACATATTCAGACAATCCTCCAGTTGGCACAAATTTTAAATCTTTCAAAGATGAAAATTTATTATTTTGTTGTCTAATTATAAATCTAGTAGTTAATTGTCCAGGTGTTTTACTATATTGTAATACTTCTCCCACCGCTTCCCATTGCCCCAAACTATTTCCTTGATAAACCGTCGATCTATCAGATAATTCTTTGAAAGATACTGCACCATTTACTACAATATTAATAACATTGAAAAATTTATTATTTTCAAAATTATAAAAAGTCAATTTAGGAATTGTTTGTCTTCCATACAAATAAAGAACATTTATTTTTTGTCCAGGTTTGGGTGCTTCCGAAAAAATAATATCTGATCCCGTAATGGTGTAATCTCTGTTTCTTACTTGTAATATTCCCTCTCTAAACAGTAAAATACTTCTATCACTATCTACACTAATTGTGCGTTTTCCTAAAACACTACGAAGTATAAATGGACCTCTTCTTTCTCCAGTAAATAATCTTTCATCTATTTCTAATCTTTCGTAGTTTCCTACACTGTAAGCAAAGAATTTTTGTCTATTTTCTTCATTTATTTTAGTTGGTGGTGCAACAAAAACTATTTCATTTGGAGTTTTTGTTCTATCGATATAATACGACGATGTTGCTGGAATTAAAGGAGTCATTTTATTTTCCTGCAACACTCCATCCAAAGAAACTATAAGATTTTCTTTGGCATCTAAAATTGCATTTGTGTCATCTTCATAATATAAAGGAAATCTTGTCTTAATGCCATTGAAATCATTTTCAATATTTTTAATTTTTTTGAAATATTGAGAATTAAAAGAATTATTTTTAAATCTAACTAAACGACCAACAAATTTTTGTGCTTCTACTATTTGATTATTTGAAATTCTTTGCCCTAATGGTGCTTGAGCAAAAGTAATGGTAGATCCAGAAACAGTAAAAGCTCTTCCAGGTTCTTGCAATACACCGTCTAATGTAATAACCAAATTATTAACATTACTCACATTTAATGGTCCTACTCCAGAAACAATCATATTAAATGTTTTTCTTCCAACTCTATTTCCAGATTGATTAAAGTCGCCATCAAATACTTGTTGTAAAGAAAAAGAGTATGATATTGTTTCTGAAGTATCAATTGAAGATGCAAATACAGATCCTTTACCTCTTCTAATATTATTATCTTTAACATCAATTATTGTTTGAGTAATCTGTTGTCTTGTGCTTTCAATAGTAACTCTATTAGTTTTTTCATTCCATAATTCTATAATACTAACATTATCCAATATTCTTTGATTCTCTGGCATCTGTGTCGATGCTGTAACATCAATAGATACTTCACCAAACATTTTAAATCCAGCTGGATGCACAGTTTGCTCAACCAACTTTTTCCAGATATTAATGGGTGATTTTGATTTTACAACATAGGAATAATCTTGATAGAAATAAGAATCTGATAATTTTTGATTTCCTACAGATAATTTTCCCTTATCTGTATCATAGTATCCAGCATTATCATAATATGATCTAATATCAGAGGAAAATATACTATAGAATACTTTATTAACTAGAGCAACATTTTTTTTAGATTGTCCAATAATTTGTAATCCAGATTTAAATTCTCCTATTACATTAATAAGTTTGATTATATTAATTTTATTTTTATATCCATCTACAGAAATTCTTCCTTCTGCAATCAAAGAATTATTTTCATATTGTTTGACTATTTCACCATTTAAAAAACAATTTTCAGTAAAATTAGATAGTTGTAAAATTTGATGAGATGTGTAAACAGATGATAAAGAAAAATCATCATAATAATTAGATCCATTATAATCAATTCTAATATTATTTGGTATTCCTATATTATTACTTCCAAAATAAGCGATTACATCTGTTTCAACCACAATCATTAATGGTTTTGTTTTATAAACAATATTATAATCTTTTGGCAATATTGCTATTATTTCTCCACTGTTTCCTTTTACAATTTCAAATTCTGGAAAAATGTCACTGTTTAAAATTACAACAGATGGTTTTGAATATCCACTGCCAGAAAGACTTACAGACACGGACAATATTTTTCCTGTCAATTGATCATAATTAACATTTGGAATACATTCAAATGCAGGAGAAACTCTAATACCACGAATTATTGGTAATTTTTTATATAATTTTCCCGTATTTGTAATTTTTAAAGAATCGATTTTTCCAATTGCAAAAATTGAAGAAGTAGTGTAATTAAAACTACCAGATCCATCATATTGAGGAATTTTATCTAATTTATAAGCAAATGATTTTGGCGAAACATAAGATACTACCTTTTCTCCTTGTAAAGGATCGTCTATTACTGATAAGTAAGAATTTTCTGAGTCTATAACACCAGATTTATCATAGTAAAAATAATTTGTAAAATCTAATGATTTTTTTTGTGTATAATTATTTAATGGCGAAGAATCACCAAAACCAAATTTAACTGAAATAAAAGAATTAGATTCTGACCCAGATCCAGGCAAAGAATTTCCTTTAATAACTTCTGTAGTAACTAAATTTCTGTTATTACTTGGTGAAAATTCTAAAAATGACCCAGCTAAAGATGGATGATTTGTGATAAATTTATACTTATAATATTTTTGTATTTCTATAACAGGATTTTTTATCCAAGGACCGTTAATAGATTTTGAAAATTCAAACTTGTAATTTGCATCCTTAATAATAGAATCAACACGCACTAATTTTACTGGAGTACTATTATCAAAAAATGTTGATGCGAATGATAATTTTGTAATAGATTCTAATGTTTGATTATTGTCAAAGATAACAGTTAATTCTTGTCTTTCCGAATTATACTCATTAATTACAGCATCTCCAGTTGAAGGTCCAATTCTATTACCAATAGTAAAATTATATTTTGCATTATTAACAAATACTGTTTGATTTGAGAAATGATTTACAGCTGCCGTATTTTGAATACCCCTAGTTACATTGATTGTATTGTTTAATATAGAATTAACAGACATTAATTCATCATTAACCTTTAAAATATCACCGTTTGATATCCCAGATACATCATTTACTATTAATTTTGTTTGTGTTTTTCCAAGACCAACATGAGTAACTTCTAGATATAATACAGATTGACTTAATGATCCAGAAAGTCTTTGAAGACTAGAATTTAAAACAGTAAGGACATCTCCAATTTGATACCCACTACCCTTTCCAATAATTACTACACCATTTTCCGTGACAGATCCATTGACAACCGTTATAGTTGCTCTTGCATTACCAGGAGCGCCTGGAGACCCAACAAAAGCATTTGAAGAGACTATAATACCATTTTGATTTCTACATTTTGTTTGATCTGCAAAAATTAATTCTATGTTAGAATAAGTTGCCGACCCAGCATTTGCATAATCAGATCCTCCGTTTAAACGTTTTGTTACGCCAACACCAGAATCATTTATAGTTGTGGTAAATGATGGAGTAAATAATTTTACTGTTTGATATATTCTTTTTCTGACATAATAATTTGTAGTAGTTGTAGAATCATTTGGATTGATATCAACAAATATTTTATCATTTTCTGTTATCTTATGTTCGGTATTGGTTTTAATTAATCCAATATTTTCATTTAATGAAAATATTTCTATATTTTTACTCAACTCATCTATTTGAAATACTCTACTGCCTACCGTATCATCAATATTGTTTGTTTTTAAGTAAAAACTTGCCGATGTTGTAAATGTACCATCTAATACCTTAATTTTTACTGTATTTCCTCCTATCACCTCTTCTAAAATTTGTCCTCTGCCATTTTCACTAGTTGCGACTACTCCAAATGTGGCAGCATTTTGTAAAGAAATTGGATTTCCATTAGGAGTCTCGGAAATCTTAAATTGGTTGGTTGTAGAATTTTTAACATAGTAAATTTTATTTGCAATGATACCATTAGATGATTGTGGAAAAACTATTCCACTGCCATCTGTAAATGGATTAAAAGCTACTTTTAAAAAATTATTTTGTATGCTTAATACCGTTACTTCTTTACCAGTAGTGAGACTTATTATTGCATTTTTTGTATAGAATGATTCTGTGTCCAGAATTAAATTTAAAACTCTAATATTAGAGTTTAATTTGTTTACGGTATCAAAATTTCCAGAAACATTTCTAAAAACAAATTTATTTGCCGAAAAAATATTACCAACAACTTCACCATTTGCTCCAGTACCTTCTTGTGTAATTATTGACCCATCAAAAAAATAAACTGGTGTTTTTGATTCTATTAATACTGCTTTTGTTTGCTGAGATTCTATAGATACAATATTTTCTCCCTTTAAAGAAGCAACATCTGCACTTGCTTCTTTGCCATTTGTGTCAAAATTATCTATAATTACCGAAGACCCAACAGAAAACTTATTATGTGAATTTTCAACCACAGAAGATGTAATATTACCCTCTTTTGTTGTTTCTACGATTGCTTGTGCTCCAATGCCATTATTAGGCATAGAAGATAATCTTAATCTTCTTGAATTTGAAGGAAGATTAGTGTGTTGTATTTTATTAGTATAATTTGATTCAACGGGAATAGAATAATATCTATTTCCTAAAATATAAGGAAATTCTGGTTGATTAGAAGAATTAATAGTAATGAAATAAGCATAAACTCCTTCTGGATAATCTGGTGTTACACAATATCTTCCATTATTATCATCTAAATCTCCAAACCTATGTTGATATCTGTAATCTTCAATAAAATATCCTAATGGGTAACTGGAAATATTTGGTCCTCCAGTTCTTTCAGTTTTTAATCTGTAACTCGTTTCCATTCTCTTTATCGAAGAAGATGGATTCAAAGGATCTGTATAAGCATATGGACCATAAATTGGGTTGCCATCATATGCATATCCCAAAATAGGCGAGTGCTGAGAAGAATTAGTATCTCCTAGTTGATTTCGTAATGCAACTGGATTAGCGATGTGAGCATAACCATAACCAAAAGATCTTTCAATATTTTCAAAATAAAAACCATTATTGGAGTCTAAATTAGATGTATATCTTTGATACCTGTTTATTTTCCATCGCTTTACTTTAGTAACAGCAGTTGCACCTTCTCCATCTGGAATTATTTGTATTCTAATATTTCCTTGTGTATAAAACTTGCCTTCCTCTACTTTGATAGTATCAATTAACTTACCATCTGTAGAAATAACCGCTTTATATTCTGCTAGTTTTCCAGCGTTTGTTATGTCACTAATAACAATTTTTGGCGGGGATGAATAATACTCTCCAGGATTGTCAATAATTAATTTTGTAACTTTATCTTTTGTGACTACAGCACTTATTACAGCACCTCTACCAGAGCTAATCAAAACCTCTGGATCTGTTTCAAATTTTTCTCCAGGAGAAGCTATTTCAATTCGGTCAATTACTTCACCAGACAAAACTGCTTTTGCTTTTGCTCCTTTATCGCCGCTTATAATGACATAAGGTGGTGCTTTGTAACCCTTTCCTTTGTTTGTTACATTGATAGAAACTACACCACCAAAAATTACATCATTTTCAACTAAATTATTTTGGGAATTAAAAACAGAATCGTAATCTTTATATCCATATGCCAAAACACCATTCAAAAATACTCCAACATCTCTAATTCCAGTTTCATATAATTCAGTAGTCCTTGATGGATACTTTTTAATTAATTTTAAATGTTTTTGATCTTTAAATGCAATTCCAGTAAAATTACCGATAGTATATGAAGGATACCCAGATGATGCAATATAATAATATTGATCATCTTCATAAATTGCCGCTACATTATTCAATACTTCATTTAATCCTGCAACATTACTATAAGAAACATTATTATTTAAAATCCAACGATTTGCAGATAAAAGTTTACTATAAATTACAGGATTTCTAGTTTCAAATCCAGGTTTACTAATTTGTACAGTATCTCCTTCAGATGAAAAGGGCGTTCCTGAAGAAACATTGATATTATATAAAATTCCCAATGCCAAAAACTTAATTTTTTGTGTTACTCCATTGATGACAACATCTACAGACAATGTTGCATAATTATAAACGGGAGTATTTACTGGATAATCTCCATTTCCAGATCTTGAGTCTATTTCAAATTGATTTACAGTTTTATCTTTAAATGTAAAAGTTTCATTTCCGATTAAAACTTTTCCTTTAGTGTTTTTCCAACCAGTTGCTGAAAAAACATTAATTTTACTATTATTAGTTGCGGTAGGAAGCAGTCTTTTTGTTAGAAAAGTTTTTTGTGCTACTTTAAATTCTCCAACTATACTATTTGGAGAAATTACGATTTCGTAAATACTTTCATTATCATAATTTCCTAAAAATAAAATATTATCTACGATGCCAAAACTATTCCTTACGGAAGAATTGTAAATATCCTCTTCCTGGATTATTTTTTGACCAATTACTGATAAAATATCATTCTGATTAATTTGACTAATTATTTTTACTTTTAACGCATATTTTCCAATCCAATTAGAAGTAGAAGTTTTTAAAGTATTGTCTTTTGGGTAATAAATGGAAGGAATATCATTTGCATCTTGAGCAACAATTGAATTAAAAATAAATTTAATTGACTGATCTGTTCCTTTTGCTCTATAGAATTGTTTGATGTTTTTAATTAAAGTTCTTTTATCTACTTCTGGTTTTAAAGATTCTTCTGGGAATGATGCTAGATATTGCGTTTCATAATTTTTAACAAAAGCATATAAAAATAAGTTACTAATGTTAAAAACTTGTGCTCCAATTAAATGTTGGAATCCTGTGGATAAATTATGGGATTCTACTGTTTTATATTTTGATGTATTATATAAATCTCCTAATTTTGTAGTCCCACTAAGATTTCTCTTGCAATTTACAAATGAAGTTGGTGTTTTAGAAGCATAGAAAATAATTTCATCATCTATCATTACATAACCATTTTTTTCTGGAAACGCATATGTATCAGAAACATTGATTGTAGTAGAATTACTAGAAACATTACTAGTTAATGTAGTATATTCTGATAATAAATCTTTTTCGTAAGTATCAATATCGCTATACTTAGTTAAATTTTGAATAATATCAAGAGGTTGCCCAGTAAGCTCTAGTTGCTCGTAATACTTTTGTAAAAACGAAGCAAATTTTGGATATTCACTAGAAATAAACTCGGGTAGTTGACGATCAACTAATGTAGAAATTCTTTTCTGAATGGTTGCCATCTAATTACTCTTGTACAATCGTAAATTTACTATTTGTAATATCGACATCGAGAAACATTTCTCTAGCAGACACAATATCATTTGAAGCTGGTTTTACACGAATTTCAATTTTATCATCGGGAAAAGATCCTTTTAAAATAATTAAATTATTCATCATCAATTCCCCTTTGCCATAATCTACTTGACCAAGTTGTGGGTTTAAGACAATTTTATCACCAGTTATACTATCTAGACGATATAAAATAAGTTTTCCTTTTCTATCTTCAATATAAACTTGATATTGAGGAAACTCTCTAACAGTAAATGGTGTGCTGCTTACTACTGGCAAATCATCGACTAAAAATGGGTTTTTATAACAAATTTCATAATAATATTTTGAGTTAATAGCAGGATAAAAATCTTTTCTCATCATCACTGTAGTCAAATTAGATTTGATCGATGATTCTGCATCATCAATGACACCAACAAATTTACTGTATCTAAATTTACCATCAAATTTTTCTGTATCGGAGAGAAAAATATAATCTTCTATATTTTTAATTACCAACGAAAGAATTTTGTCGTTTTTATATGTTGTTTTTGTTGAGTCATAAAAAATCTTTGAGGTCAACTCAACATATAAAATAGATGGATCTACAATTCTAGGAGTTACAGAAGCAACCGAATATTTTTTAAGTTTGTTTTCTAACTCTGTTTTTGTAAATGAAGAAAGTGTGGTAGAATATCTGGGTTTAATTGCAATCTTGACTACTCCATATTCAGGCGGATCATCTTCTTCTCCACCAAAAGCAGTTATATCAGCAACAGCTGGATATAGATTTCTTATTATTGCTTTATAATCTTCTCCAGTAACTGCTCGATCTTGAGTGGCATAATTTTTGGACGCATTAAATTTAATTCTTTCTAAACTTTCTGAGTATTCGCCGCCTGAAGATGCCGAAACAAGAGTAATTTCTCCTATGTTAAAAGAATAAGCGTTAATACTATTGTTTGTTGATTCTAAATCTTCTACAAAACCATTAAATCCAAAATTCTTAGCACCATTTGTTTCTGGACCAGATGTAGTAAGATATGAAATTTCTACATATTCTCCATCCAGTAGTTTTCTACCAAATACACCATCACCAAATTTAATTTCGTAGTTTTCGTCCTCAATTTCTGTTAGAAAGAAAACTTTGCTTCCTGGCAATACATTTAAAATATTTTCTGCATACTCATACAAATCAAAAGCAGATGACTGAGCAGATTTAAATACCTTCACTCTAATTGTTGTGGTATCAATATTTTGATTTTTTAACAAAAATCTTTGATTTCTCAATGCGCCTAGCACAGTGTGGAAATCAGTTATAATTACTCCAGAATAAATGTTTATATTTTGAAACAGTGCAATACCATTATTAACTGGTGCTCGCACATCATCTAAAATAGAATATTGATAAACAGTATTATCAAAAAATGCTGTAAAAGCTTTTCCTCTTCGGATTAAAGCTGTGTTTGGTTTATTTGGCGAAGTATATTGTAGTTTTAAATTAACAGTTGCTTGAGAAGCTGTTGCTGATTTTGGTCTATATCCTAGTTGCTTAGCAATAGCAACAACATTGTCTCTAAGAGTAGCAGAATCGAGAAACATCTCGTTTGCCACCATGTTTGTATTAAAAGCAGTATAATACGTATTATACGCCAAGACATCTAGCAACTGACTAAGAGCACTCCCCTCAAAATCATAGTCACTAAATTCCGAATTTGCTCTCAAATAGTCTTTAAGAGACGTTTTTATATTATTAAAGTCTAATTGATTTAATTGAGAGTATGGCATTGATTATCTCGTTCTCTGTAAAAGAAATTGGGTTGATAGTGGAGCACCTTCAACTTCTCTACCTATAATTTCAAATTCTATATAAACCTCAAATGCATTATTGCCTTCATCGGGAGTAACAATAATGTCTCTAACATTTACCCGAGGCTCATAATTTTGCACCAATAAAAAAATTTCATCTCTTAGAGTAGCAGCAGTAGCAAAATCTAATAAATCAAACAATAATTCACTAACTCTACTGCCTAGACTAGAATTAAAAGGTCTTTCACCTCTTTTAGTCATCACTAAATTTCGTAAAGCAGTCTTAATGGCGGTTTCATTTTTAGTTACCACCAAATCTTTTGTATTTGGGTGGGCACCAAATGCCACACTTATGTCCTTAAAGGTTTGAAAGGTGGGCATGAAATACCACTAGAAGTCTAATATATTTATCATGCTTGTGTCGGAGATTCGCGCTCACCAGAGGTTTTATGTCGGAGTCCCGCTCATAACCATTCTGCATAATCATCAAAACCATTCTTACCACCACACCACTTTTCCATGCGGTTTTGAGGAATCTTATATTTTTGAATACGTGCTTTTCTTAGCAATGCATCACTCTTAGGATCTGTAATAAGCACAGAAGTGCCAAAGTCATTTTGCATCATCGAAGGTACATTATCTGGAATTGGTTTGTTAGCCATCTGTTTGTCCATAAGGGGTAAACAGAACTTTTAAAGGGGTTGCTATCCCTCGACTATTCGATTGTACATCTCTCTTGACCAATAGCGGTAATATTCTGTTTTTCTTAAGTAGTCTCTAGCATTTAAAAGGTCGTCACGTCGCTGAGCTATAATTAAGTTATGTTTTCCACAATTCGTCTGAATTCCATTAACATAAGATGGTTCGGAGATGTGGTCATCTAGAAATATATAGTCTCTATGAATCATGTGGAGCTCAGCGCACCGCTGTAACATCTGAGAAAGTTTACAATCCCCAACTACAAAAATAGCGACATCGACTCCTTCAATGGGACCGACATCGCTTAAATTACATTCCTTAATACAATAAGTCGCTTTAGCAGCATATGGACACACAGGAAACCCTCCAAGGTCTTTCTGTGGTTTTGTAATGCTGTTTATCCAATCATCGATGTCTTCAACGACCTTGCCCACGATACCTCTTCTTAGCCCCGTTACGTGCTGTTGCAGCACGATTTGTATTTTTACTGCGCCCTTGGCGAGTGCATTTGGGTTTTCCAGGAATATAATTTGACTTATTAAAACTAGGAGACTTTGCCATATAGTTTAAACAACTAAAAAAATATTATATCACGAAAAAATTTATGATGCAACCGTCACGGTAGGTACACCGCCACCAGTAATAGGACCAGCGGCGGTTGTCGATCCTACAAACGCTAACGGATTTCCACCAACTAAAACTTTTGGAGCTCCACTGGTCACCGTGCCTGTAGCAGTAACACACCCAGGCGGTGTGCCAGCTAGCCATGGAGTTACTGGAGAATTAACAGTTGCTACTGGCACACCACCTATCAATACGGTTTGATTGACAGGCGGAACAGAAATGCCAGTTTGCACAGTAGTCGTTGTTTGGCAAGGTCCTGTATTAATTGTAATTATACTTCCTTGCGTTGCTACTTGTGGCATTCTTCACCTGCCAAAAAGTCTTCTACCTTATTTAGACGCTCATATAAAACATTCAATGCATCAGGTAGACTTTTGTAATCTTCTCCAGGTGGTCTGTATTCCAGAATAAATGGATCAGGAA